TCGCCGAACCGGAGATAGACCCTGCGGTTGAAAACGACCGCGGCGTCTATGTCGTCCGGCAGATTGTAGATCGACCATGCGCTGACCGTTCGCTCCGCTCGGAAGTAGGAAAGGACGTAGACGGTCGACCCGAGGATCATCCAGAACCGGCCGTCGCGGGGTTCGATCAGGCCCGTGATGCGCTGGCGCTCGGACGGGCCGAGTTGAGTGAGATGTTGCGTGACCAGGTTGTCGATCGGCACGCCGATGTCGGACGTGGCCGCCGCGTTGGAAGCGTCGCGGGCGCGCAGCGAGCGGATGCCGCTCTCGTTCAGGTAGAAGATGTCGCTGTCACCGAACTGCGTGACCGAGTTCGGGGCCGGCGTGCCTGTGTTGTTCAGGATCTGGACGACCGTGTTCAGCGCCGGGTCCGGGTCGGAGAACCAGATTTGCACGTTCGTCTCGGCGAAGATCGCCAGTTGCTGCTGGTATCGCTCGATCGCCATGAGTTGCTCGGCGCCGGAAGACTGCGTCGACAGGTCTACGAAGCCCGCGCCGACATTGTCGGTCGTCCAGCCGGTCGGCTCGCGGATGCCGGAAAAATGCCAGTTCGGCCCGGAGAGCGACTGCATCTTCGAGCCGATCGTCTTGACGAAGGTTCCCGGGGTGAAGCCGTCTTCTGTGTCGGCGCCGCCGGAAAGCACCAGGCTTTCATCCGGGTCGACCACGAAGTCGTTCGCCAGTTCGAACGTCACGGCCAGATCGTTCGGCCCCGTGCCGGCGGTCGACGCCACGATGACGACCGTGTCGCCGACGGCGATGGCCGTGTATTCGGGCGTGGAGACGCTGCTGGTGATCTCGTCGGCGATGGCTTCCGCCGTCGTCGAGTTGTCCGTGTCGTAGTCGACCGGGTTCGACATGATCGACACGCCGTCGACGCGGATCGTATCGACGCGCGACGTGATCGCGTCCGCGCCGTCCGCGAAGTTCGTTTCGTCGGCAACCGTGGCGTCGCCGCCGGGCGTGACCACCAGCACGCGACCGTTCGCGGCTGCGCCGGCAACGGCTGCTGTAATCGTCACTTCATCGCCATCGGCGGCCGCCGTGTAGTCGGGCGACGACGTATGCGAGTTGATCGCGGTGGCGACGGCTGCGGCGGTCGTTGCGTCGTCACCGGTGTGCGCCACTGCGGACGCCATCAGGTTCACGCCGTCGGCCGTGACCGACGTGATCTCGTTGCCGCTGCCCAGCGTGCCACCGGTGACGCGGAAAGAGGCCGTCGCCGCGACGGCGGGCGTCGGGCCGCCCGACACAACCGAGAATGCGGCCCTTGCACGACCGTCGAACCAGTCTTCGACGCGCGCGCCGTCATAGAAGTGGTGGATCGAGCCGTCCGCGAAGACGCCGACAACGTAAATCTTGCCGGCGTACAAGTCCCAGGACGGCACGTCGACGAGGTCTTCGCCGTCGGGATGCTGGATGCGCTGGTAGGCGACGCCGGACGGCATTGCCGGTTCCGCGGCGCTGCCGAACACGACCAGTTGCGAACGGGTGGCGGCAAGGCCGAACGTATTGGCGGGCAGTTCGTGCGTCTCGACGAAGGCGGCGCGGCTCTCGAACTCGCCGCCGGCGGTAATGTGGCCGTCGTCAGCGCGGATCAGCACGCCGCCGGGCGTGGTTTCCGGCATCCGGCGGGCATCCAGACCCCCAAGAAATTCTCTGACCCACACTACGCCCATGGCGCTACCCCGCCGGGCGACGATATTGCGAAATGACGATGCGGCGCGGGGCCAGCGGTTCGCCGATGCCGAACATGCGGAACTGCTTGCGCGGCGTCAGGTGGCCGCGCAGCCGTGCATAGAGCGCATTGGCCTGGTCCAACTTCAGCTGCGCGTCCTTCGCACCGGACGAAGCCAGCATCTCGGCCGCCGCGTAGAGAACCAGAAGCCGGTCGTCGAGATCGGCGCGATCGCCTTCGTCGACAAGCTGGTTCAGGTTGCGGATGCCGGTGAATTTCAGATAGCCTTCGCGCGTGTCATCATCGGCGTTCGTGTCGGAGATCGGCCAGATTTCGACCGTTTCGTCCTCGTAGACCTGCCAGCGGCGCGGCGGCCACGACCGCTGATCGAGATCGCTGTTCCAAGCCGTGTAGTCTTCCGGGTCGATGCCCGGCGCGACGAGACGCCATGCGCCGTCCGTGTAGATTTCGACCTTCTCGATGCGGTCGACGCGCATGTCTTCCGGCGGCTCGTAGTAGCGCTGGCCTGCCTGGATCGGCTGCTGGCGCTCCACGCGCAGATGCGGCCATGCGAAGTCTTCCCATAGCCGGTCCTGCACGCGCTGAAGCAGATGCACCTGTGTCGGGCGCTGATTGAGGTTGTGCGCCGGGTTCAGGGACAGGCGCGCTTCGGCCCGCAAGTCGTCCAGCAGCTTGACCAGTGTCGTCTTGCGGGCCATTGCGTTGCGCCCTTACGCGAAGACTTCGTCTTCGGGCTTGTCGTCGCCGTCGGCGGAACGAAGTGCAGCCAGAATTTCGGCCTTCTTGGCGCTGGCGTCGACCTTGACGCCACGCTTCTCGGCCTCGTCCAGCAGATCGGCCTTCGTCATGCTGTCGAGCGGGTCGTTGCCGACTTCCTTCTCACCACCATCGGCCGAGACGCGGGTCTTGGCCTTGAAGAACTCGCTCGGGATTTCGAGATCGTCGATGCTCGGGATCGCCTGCGCGGCGGCGCCGGGGAACAGCGCCTGTACCGGCGAGACTTCACCTGCTTCGGACTGAATGCGAACGCGGCCGTAAAGCTCGTTCAGCCGACGGATTTCCTCGCGGCTGGTGCGCTTCGTTTCCGGGTCGACCGGCTCCACGTCGAAGACGCTGTCGGCGCCGTGGATGAGCCGCAGGACTGCGATCTCGGACGCCGAAACGGCGGTCTTCGGAACGGTCGTTCCGCGGTCGCCGCCAAGGGCAAGCATGATGTTTGCGTACTGCATAGTCGTCTCCGTGGAAGTGGGCGGGGCCGAAACCCCGCCGTTTGTCGATTACGAGAGCGCCACCGATCCGGTGTTTTCGATGATCTGGCCGCGGCCGGTATCGTCGAACAGCACGACCAGCGCTTCGCCCGGAGCGTCCAGCGTTGCGACATTGTCCGAGCCGTTGAACGTGCCCGCAGTCAGGGTCAGCGTGTGTGCCTCTGTCCCACCCCCGCTGGTGTTGCGGACGATGAACAAACCGGCATGGTCGGAGGCGTCGGCAATGGTGGCCGCGATGACGGTATCGTCGTGATCCAGTTCCAGAATACGCACGCCGGCCGTGACCGCGCCGGTTGCCGTCAGTGTCTGGATCGGCTGAGAAACGTCGAACGTCTCGACGATGTCGACACGGTCTTCCAGCGACGACAACGAACCGGGGTCGGGCCAGTTGTAGCTGCCGTTGTAGCCGGTCTTGCCGAAGCTCGCGGTCAGTTCGGCGCCGGCGGGCCAAGTGACCCCGCTCTTGTTGGTGAGCGTGACAACCGACGTGTCGAACACAACGGTAAACCCGTCGGCGCCCTGTTCCCAGGTGCCGCCGGCGCCGTCGTCGATCGAGACGACGCCGCCGGTGGAGCCGGTAAGCGCAGCCTGGTTCGTACCCGTCGGGTACGCGACGTTGACAGTGGCGTCGTCGGCGACGTCCGACGCGAGAGTGTGAGTAACTTTTCCGAGAGCGCCCATGGCTCTAACTCCTTGTTGGATTGCCGAAAGAGCGGGGCGACCGAAGCCGCCCCGGCACTCGATCAGTTGATCTCGTAAACGCCGGACGTGTTGAGCTGACGCGCGACCATGACGGCGGTCGTGGAGATGCCGTTGTACATGACCATGCGGTCATACGGACGGGCGGGGTTGTGCTTCTTGTACTTGTTGCCGTCCATGTACATCAGGCGCAGACCGCGCGGCCCCAGGTCGAGCGCGTAGCAGAACTTGCTCTTGCCGAGATCGTCCAGCGTCGGATCCCAAACCAGCGGGAGACCGGCGTGCTGCGGGTCAGGCATGGAACCGTCGGGGCGCGGCCCGCTGGCCCAGCCAACCTGCGAGTACTGGCCGTTGGCGCGAAGTTCGGCCTTGTAGGCGTCGATGAAGTCCGAGCCGCAGAAGTAGTGAACACGGGTCTGGCCGTTCGCGTACTTCGAACGCTTGCGGGCGGCCTTGTCCATGTAGGTGATGAGCGCGCCGCCGTTATCCTTGGACGACGTGATCTTGTTGTCGCCGGTGCTGGCCGAGTTCGCCGCAGCGGTCGCCGCGTCGTTCTGCCACCACGAGTTCGCTACGCGGTTGATGCCGCCGGTCAAACCGAGCGCCGGGTTCTCCAGGATGAACGCCTGGATGCCGGCGAGCGCCTTGGCGTCGGACGAACCGTCACCGTGGATCAGGCGATCCAGCGAGAAGGTGTAGTCCGCGCCCAGCTTCTCGTTCTTCTCGTCGAAGATGTTGGCGAGCGCCTGGGCCTCGCGGCTGCTCATTTCGCGCGTGCGCTGGCTGGAGCCGTTCTCGACGACGTCGACGCCGTCGTACTTCAGTTCGGTCATGGTGACGACCATGCCGATGTAGTGCTCCTTCCAGGGCATACGGAAGCGAACCGAGCCGGTCGGGTTGTAGTGGCTCAGCTGATCGTCGCCGGTGTAGCCCTGAAGGCCGCCGCCGCCGTACCCGGACCCGACGAGGAAGGAGACGTTCTCCTTGCCGCCGGGGAACGAGCCTGCGCGCTGCTGGAAAGCGGCGAGCATCGGCTTGTTGGCGATGTCCTGCTTGAAGATCGTACCCTTGTTCAGGTACGTCTCCAGGGCCATGTTGTTGATGTCCTGAAGTTCTGATGCCGTGAAGGCCATGGCTTAATTCCCTGTCAGCCTGCCCGACGAGCCACCACCTGATCGATGATGTCCAAGGTGGATGTGATCTCGGGGCGAACATTTCCGTTCACCTGCCCGCCAGTGACCGGGCGCTTGGCTTGCCGAGTTGCGGCCTGTGTCGGGGCGGCGAACTGCGCGGAGACCGCCGTGTACGCCCTGTGAAGCTGGCTGCGGACGCCTTCGACGTCGCGCGGCTTGCCTTCCTTCGACTGCAACCAGGCTACCTCGCGCTCGATGGCGGGCAGCTTTGCTTCGAAGTTCGGGTCTCGCGCCCGGCGCTCGTTTTCCCACGAATTGACGGTCTGTCCGATCCGATGCTGCGTCTCGACCGCGGCCCGCTGCCGGGAGTTGTTACGCTCCCATTCCTGACGCGCGGCCAACGACTGGTTGGCGGCACGCTGGCGGCTCAGTTCGAGCGCGTCTGCACGGCTGATCTCGTTCGCCGCGACCCGCTGCTTCAGATCGTCCGGCAGAACTTCGCCGGCGACGATCGCGAGCTTCTGGATCGTGGGAAGCATCTGCTTCCACGCCTCCACCGGGTTCGTCTTGATCAGCCCGCCGATGACCAGAAGCTGCTGGGTTTCCTCACCCGACAGGCCCTGCTCGGCGATGAAGTTCTCGACGTTGCGGTAGCGCTGTGCGTCGGTTTCAGCCTCCTTCAGCCGGCCCAAGACCTGCTGAAAGCGCGGATGCTTGTTGAACGGGACGTCGGTGTAGTTCTCGTCGTCCTGCTCTTTCGTGGGTTGCGTTTCGCCGGTCTGCTGACCGTCTACTCCGTTGGCTGACGAGGCCGCTGCCTCGGGTTCGTCTTCGCTCTTCGAGACAACGTCCCGAACGATCGAAAGCGAGCCTTCATCGGCAGTTTCGCTTGCGTCTTCCGCGCCGGACGACTGCGCGCTTGCGGATTGCTCGGCCTCGCTAGAGGCATCCGCTTCGTCCTGGACCGTCGAACCGTTTTCCAGTTCTTCGGTGTTTTCGAATTCAGGCGGCAATGCCAACCTCCTGTTTCGTGTGCCACAGAATTAACCCGTGTCCGGTTAATTTGCAAGACACTCGTTACAAACGTTACGCACTAGACGGCAAGCTGGGTCTGGTTCGACCCAAACGCAGCCGAAGACCCGGCCTGCTCTTCGGCCGGGGCTGACGCATTGTCGGCGCCTTCGCCGCCCTGCGCGTTAGGATCGGTCGCGGCGTTGCCGGTCGAAAGCTGCGCCATGTGGTTCTGCGCGATCATCGACGGCGTGCCCTCCGCGATGGCCTCCGTGAGATCGAGGCGGTCGTCGAGACGGCGGATGCTTTCACGCGCCAGCCAGATCGGGTCGATGCTTTGCATCTGAAGCAGGAACGGCAGCATTTGCGTCCAGTTCTGGATTTCGACGGCCTGGTTCGGCTTGCCCGACGAGCCTGCCTCTACTTCAAGGAACAGTTCGTCGGAGATTTCGGTGAGCGTGAAGCCGGGCCACACCGCGCCGGGGCCGGCGACGCGCATGACCGTCTCTTCGGACATTTCGCACATCAGGATCTGCCCCGCGGCCCGCGCCACGGCAGTCAGGAAGGCGTCCATGTCATCGATCGACGAGCCGTCCGACGAGGCCGTCGCATTCGCTGCGATGGCACTTTCCGTGGCGGTGGCCCGTGCCAGGCCGCCGAATTGGCTTTCGTTCGTGCCGACGACAAGCTGAATGTCGCCGAAGAACTGCGCGGTCTCGTAGAGGTTCGGGTCGACGCCGGGCACCGGCACCACGTCGAGAAGATCGGACAGTTTCTGCTGCGGCGGCAAGTTCATGCCGGTCGCGGTGAACGGTTCGGCCGTGGCCAGGTTCTCGGCGTCTTCCTTTTCGAGCGCGCCGCTCGAGAACGTGTAGCGCGGCCGCGCGGCGCGACGGTGTTCACGCTGGCCCTGCCGGGCGGCGTTGTAGTCCCGCTGCATGTCGTGCATCAGAAACACGTCGGACGGCGGGAACAGTTCGTCTTCGCTCTCGACCGCGTTGAAGGTCAGCGCGTAGACCGGCCAGAAATCTTCGACGAACACGTCAGGCGCTGCCGGCGGGCGCAGGAAACGGTCGTAGCCGTCGGCGACGTAGTAAACGAGGCCGGCGCTCTTGTCGTAGTGCTTGGAGACGCAGACGAGACCTTCGCCCTTGCCGGCGCGCTGGTACTCCGGTTCGGTGTCGGCGACCACTTCGGCCGCGCTGCTCTCTTCGGGCCGAAGCCCGGCATAGGTGTAGCCATTGTAGCCCCTGCCGATGTCGACGTCGAAAATCTCCTTCACCTGGTCGACGGTGAACAGATATTCGATCGTCAGATGGCGGGCGCCGACGAAGCCGACGAGCGAGCGGCAAAGACGGTCGGGGATGACCTTCGTCGACTGCGGGAAGTCGATAATCAGGCCCTCGCGCAGGACGACTTCCGGCTCGTTCTGGAGCGACCGGATGGAAAGTTCCAGTTCGGCGATTTCGGGGTCGTCCGGGTCGACCGGGTTCTCCGCGTCGCCGATCTTTTGCGACAGCCGGCGCAGATGGTCGAGCCGCGACTGGAAGTCGCCGAGCGCCTGCGTCAGTTCGGGGCGTGGCCCGGTTTCGCGCTGGAAGCCGAGTTCGACATAGCCGACGCCGGTCGTGCAGGCGCGGCGCACAAGCTGCTTCATGCCGGTCTTGGCGTCGAGCGGCTTCTGCTCGCGCAGCGCCTGCGCGAACAGGATTTCCAGCGTCTTGCCGATCTTGCCGATCAGCTGCCGGCGCTGCGTGCCCTGCTGGAAATCGGCGATCAGTTCCTGCGCCTTCTGGAAGCCCTCCAGCATCTCGGGCGGGATCATTTCGGGCGTCGTGCCGGGATTGGCCGCCATCAACTGCTGGGCCATCATCACGGTCTGCATCGCCATCTGGAGCGACTGCGGCTTCTCGTCCCAAATCTGGTAGTCGATCGTCTCGCGACGGCGCGCGACGGCGCGCGGGTTCTTCGCGTAGAGCGAGGCGGTCTTCTGCTTGATGTGGCGGCCGACGATGTTGGCCTTGTAGTGCGTGACCGGATAGTCCGGGGCGTGGCCGTGACGCGCGACGAACATATCGCGACGCATCTGGTCGAACGCCTTCTTGTGGTGCTGCTTGTCCTGGCGGATGCGCTTCAGGATTTCCTTGACCAGGTTCTTCTCGGAAGCCGTCATTGCGGCCTGATCGGCGGTTTGCGCTTCGGTCGAGACGAGGGGCTGGTTGTCGTCATACCCCGTCATTTCTGTCGTGATATCAGATGACATAGGTGACACTTTCCTCAAAAGCCATCGGCGCCGGCGCGCTTCGCCCGCTCCCAAGCTTTATCATTATCGCGCAACCATTGGAAGGAACCCTCGCGCGGGCGGGGCTTCACCGCAACCTTGCCGGGGCCGAACTGGTGGCCCAACCCGAGACCGATGTAGGCGAGCGCGTCGACGAAGTCATCGTGCAAGCCGTTGGGGAAGGACAGGAGTTCGTTCACGGCGCGCTCGGTCCACCATGACACTTTCGGGAAGTAGACTTTCCCCATGGCGACGCGCCCGGCGATGGACTGCGCCCGCTGCTCCTTGTCGACGGCTGGCGTAACCTCCACCAAATTGATGAACACGCCGGTCTCGTCCATGCGTTTGCGAAGGAACGGCCCTATCGACTTTGAAATGTGACCGCGCTCGGCCCACCACAGAAGCGGTTTTCTGTCGCCACCGGCCATCTCCAGCATTCGCTCGACCGCGACGTCCGTGGTCATACGCTGCCAGATCGTATCGAGGATGTAGATGTTGTTCTGCCGGTCCACACCGACCTTAATGAAGCAGGACGGGTCATTGCGTTGGGCCGTGCCTACCGCATGATCGCTGGCGCAGTAGATGCGCAAGTCACCGGGCAACTGATCCGGGACGTAGTACTGGATCGTCTCGCGGCGAAACAGCGTGCCGTCGGCCACTGTCGGGTTTTGCTGGTAAAGCGCCGAGAAGCCGAGCGGATCGAGACGCTGCTGCGACTGAAGAAATTCCAAGTCGTAGCGTTCCGGCCAAAGAGGCTCGCCGGGCTTTCGCCCGAGAACGTCGTCCTCTTCCGCTATAGCGGGAATTTTGATGATCTTCCACTTGGCCGCTTCGATGGCGTTGTAGTGCGGATTTTCCGGGTCGGTCAGCCGACCGACCACGTCGTCGCTGTGCCATCGGGTCATAATGATAATCACGAGCTTGCGGCCCATGCGGCGGGTCATGGCAACTTTCGTGAACCATTCCCACGTCTGATTGCGCATAGTCTGCGAGCGCGCTTCTTCCGCGCCCTTTATGAGGTCATCGCAAACTAACAGCCCTGCACCGCGGCCTGTGAGGGCGCCGCCGACGCCGACAAATACTGCACGTCCACCAGCATCGGTCTGAATGTTATTTTTTGCCTGCCCGCCTTTTCTTAACTTAAACGTCGGAAATACCTGTTTGTGCTGCGTCGAATTCAGGATATGCCTGATGTCGGAGCCATAATCTTCAGCCATTGTGTCAGAGTAGGTCGCGACGGCAACGTTCTCCGTCGGATTGCGGCCGAGAAACCAGGCCACGAAGCGCTTTGTCGCCAGTTCAGTCTTGCCGGCGCGAGGCGGCATCGTCAGGATCAACTGCCGGAACTCACCGCGCTCCAGTTCCTCCAGATGCTTCGCGATGGCCTTGTGAAACGGCGCCGGCTCGTACATCGACCGGGACAGATCGTTCGGGGCCGCCGGATCGGGCATCGTAAATTTGGTGAATTTCAGCAGATCGTCGCGCGCTTCCAGCGCCGCCTGCTGGCGCTTGACCGCCTCCAGCTGACGGTCGAACGTCTCGGCCATCCGCTGTGGATCGACGAAGTTGTAGCGCTTTCCCGTGCGTGGGTTGATCGCGTTCGGATGCGGCATGTCAGTTGTGCGATCGACCGTTCTGCCCGGCTTCGAGCCTTTGAAGGATCTCGCGCACGACGCGGATGTCCGTCGTCAGGGCATTCAGCGTCGTCTCGACCGCGCGCATGGCCGTGGCCGCGTCAGTGGCCTGCTTCTCGACATTGGTGATGCGAAGCTCGTGGTTGTCGAGCCGGCGGGACGACGTTTCCAGTGCCGACAGCCGTGCGTCCAGGCGCTCGATGTTGGAGGCGTTCGTGATGCGCCCGGAATTGATCTTCTCCCACATGGTACCCCACGCGGCGATGCTCGCGACGAAGCCCATCAGGACGACGATCGTGTTCAAGTTCCACTCCCACTTCCAGGTCGGTGCCGCGATCTGCATGTTATCGTCCTTGTCGGTCAACCGCCCCGCTCCTGAAATGCTTTGCCGGCGCTGCGGTTGCGGTCAGGGCCGCCAGCCGCAGCGTTCGACCCCGTAGGCGTTGTGGACGGCCATGCGTTCCTTGGAGGCGCGATCCTTGGCCGCGTACTCTTCCGCGGTCGGGCGTATCGGCTCATTGGTGCGGCACCACACGTCAGCGCTTGCCCCCGTGCTTGCGCACGAATGGAGCATTGGCAGCGTCAAGATCGTCATCAGACATGCCGCCAGTCTTGTTCTTGATCGCGTCATAGTCCTTCACCGCCTTTTCGTTGGCCTTGTGCTGTTTCGCCTTTGCGTCGGCGTCGCCCGATTTTCGTCCGGCGCGGTAGGCCCCGCCTGTGAGCATGACGAGCGCGACGCCCGCCGCGGCAATGAGCGCGGCGCGGAAGCCGGCGAAGCGCCACGCGAGAAAGACCAGCCCGAGCGCCGGGATTGGAAGAAACCAGATCGCGCCATGGTCGATCAGCCAGTCCATCAGAGATCGTCCGTTCGGAGACGCCGCAGCAGTTCCGTGACGATGCCGTTGACCAGCAGGTAGATCGCGAAGCCCTTGGGCGTCAGAAGCGGCTGCAGCAGCGACGGGTCGACGACGGCCATAACGCTGCCGATGAAGCCGAACAGCGCCTGAAGCCGCGCCCAAAAGATGGTTTCACTGTCGGAGAAGAACGCTTTTATGCGCTGCCACATGGTCGGCTCCTATGTCGTTGCGACAACGCCGCCTGCGCGAAGTTCGACGACGGTCACTGCGGGATGATTGCGATAGGGTAGGCCGGACAGAAACAACTCCGCGGCCGCGCGCGAACCGAACTTCTCGGCTTCTTCGACGCCGGACCAACGGAACGGCCGCCAGCCGCGACAAGGCTGCTTCGGTGTCCGGCTGTGCGCCAGGAACCGTCGCCCATGAAACATAATTGCGAACGCTTGCACGTCAGCCTCCGCAGAGCAGGCCGAGCACACTGCACGGCAGGCTGGAGAGCCAGCCCCACGCCGCTGCGGTCCCGGTGGCGAGCGCCGCCAGAAGAAGCGCCACGATGCCGGCCCTGCCGCCGTTCGGTTCTTTCGGTGCGGGCGCGGCGGGCTTCGGCGCAGGGGCGGGAGCGGGTTTCGCCGCCGACAGCGTCACCCCGTAGCCCGCGGCCTTCAGCAGCGCGTCGAACTCGCGGGCGTAACCGGCGATCAGGTCGGCCCTGTCGAGACCGTTCACGATACGGCGCGCACCGTGGAAGTCGGAATGCGCCAGCGTCACATAGTCGGCCAGTTTCTTGCCGGTGAACGTGCCGAGCCGCATTCCTTCGACGATGATGCCGACGGCGACTTCCGGCTTCTCGGCCAGCTCGGGCTTGTCGATCAGCGGCAGGCCGGTGCGCCTGGCCCAATCCTCGTAGTTGCGCCTACCCGTGATCTGCACGAAGCCGCGGCCCATGAACTTCTTGCCGTCGCCGCGCTTGACATTGCCGAGATCCTTGCGACCCTCGTAGCGCTTCTGCGCGGCGGTCGGCCCCCAAATCTCGCGCATGTAGCGATAACGGCCGGTTTCGTGCCATGCGGTTGCCAGCACATAGGCGCACTGGTTGCGCAGCAACCCGGCGGCTTTGCATTCGTCGATCAGCAGCTTCGTGGAAGGGTGCGAAAGGTCCATGTCGCGTTCCGTATCGCGCAAAAGATGACGGAAGATACACGCGCGGCGGGCGAAACGCAACGGTACGGTCTTGTCCATAGGTCTCTCCTTTCCGCCGGGGCGGGTCAAGGAGTTGATTTTGGGAGGTTTGGGCGCGGGCCTACATCGCAGCCCCTATCGCCGTCTTCCAGAGAGATGCGGCTGGTGGTTTCGTGGTTGGACGGGCCGTGAGATTGCCTGGCCGCCGAGACGGCGCTAGAAGATTGCTGGGCACCCACCCTAATTGGCAGGTAGACGGGCTTTGACAGCGACAGATGACCGGCAGCCATTGCCGGACGACGAAATCACTCTCTCCGACATTATCCTATGGATCACCCACTGGTGGTGGATCGTCCTGTGCGGCGCTCTCGCAGGGCTTCTGCTCGGATTGATCTGTCATCTGGCGGTCGAACCGAACTTTACTGTCCGCACTGCCACCAGGATCACGGAAACTCCAGTCAGCACCCCCGACCTCATTCGGGGTATGTCGGCGAACTTCCTTCGAAAGCAGGCCGGCACGAATGTCGCCGTCGAGGTCAACACGCGCACGCAGGTCGTGTCGCTGATCGAACAGAATGTTCCTGCGGAATCGGTCGCGGTGCGGCAAGCTGCGATGCAGAATGCCGTTGCAGCCCTCAACCGCTTCCTGGAGGATGCGGTCTCCTATGAGTTCGCGCTTATGCAGGAGCGCTATGCCGGGGCCGAGTTGCCGGCGGAAGCTTATGCCAGTCTCGCGAACTTTCGGCTGTACCTCGCCGCGGTCAAAGATGGTCTGCTTGAGCCTGTTGTGATCGTGTCAGAAAGCGCGAAGACCTTCCTGCCCTCGTTGCTGGTGCTCCTGCTCATAGGCGCGCTTTTCGGAGCCGTTTGCGGCGTATTGACCGCTTTGGCAGTTGATGCGTTGCGCCGATCGAAAGCACTGCTGCCTACTCGATGCCAGCGCAGAGCGTGAAGAACTCGTCCACGTCCTGCTCGGTCTTGCCGGCGGCCGTGGCGAGCGCAGCCACCATCGCATCATCGCGATAGGCAGTCTGGAACCCGATCCACTTCATGCGCGCCGGGAATCGATCCTGTTCGGGAAGTCCGTTGATCACGGCTTCGACTGCCGCAGGCCTCGCCCCATGCCAGCAGACGCGCAAGCGTCATCGGCTAACCGGACAGATATTGCCCATAGCGACTTGGCTTGTAGAACCCCGGCTGTATGCGCGCGCGGCCGAGCGCGATGCTGGTGCCGAAAACGACGGTGACCTCGTACTCGCCGTTTGCATCCCGAGCGACGGTCGCACTCCCGGTGTCCCCGGTTCCGAAGTGCATTGAGACAATGTCCGCATTAGCAACCTTGCTCACGCCGTAACTTGAGCCATGCAGCTTCGTATAGGTGATCTCGACCTGTGGAGTGCCCGAGAAAAAGCCGTTGATGCTGACGAGATAGACGGAGCCGCCGGAGTAGTTCAGATCGCCATTCGAGGTCGTACTCTGCCCCGCCAGGAAAAGCATGAAGACGATGGGCGTGGCGTTGGTTACATCGCCGTAACCGTTCTTGATCCTGAAACTGGCCTTCTTCTGCCCCGAGGTCCCCGTTGCCTCTACGAGAAGGTGCCCGTCTTCCAGAAGGCCCCTGAACGTGTACGGATCAGGGTTCCTGATGAAACCGCGCAGCGATTTGGCAAGCGTGTAGGCGTTATTGGCTCCCATGGTCCATTGAGCGGCCCGATAAGTTGCGTCATCCACCTCGATGCCAAATCCGTTGGGTGCCGCATCGGTCAGGCTGTCGCTCTTTGCAACTAGCAGTGCCCGGGCGTCTCCAACAAACCCTATGCCGCATCCTGAAAAGTTCACGAAAGCGGGCCACGCTTTGAGGTAGACGATGCCTGTTTCACTGTTTCCGTCCTCGTAATGCGTGGGGTGGTACGCGGAAAGATTGCTGTTCGTGATGCTGATAAACGGCGTCTGTGTCGTGTTAATATTCACCAGCGGGTATTCGTTCACCACAAGCGGGCCCTGTCCGCCTTCATTGCTCGCCCGGCACCCATTGATGACGACGCCGCGCGTCGGGTCAGTCGTGACCCCGCCTGCCCCGTTGTCGTTGGTCAAGCGGACCACACTGCGGCCGATATTGCTGTTGCCTGGCGGCACGAACACCGAATTGTCAATCGTCACAAGGCTGTTGGCATAGATGAGATCGGTGGATACATTGCTGCTGCCCAGCCAGCAGTTCCTGAACGACAGCTTGTCAACAAAGGCCCGTGCGATCTGAACGACACCGTACTGGAAGATCATGTTGTCGAGCGTGACATGCGTGGAACGGGAAAGGGCATAGGTGTGCGAATTGAGGAAGCAGTTCACACGCTCGACATTGCACCTCTCGAACACCCACATAGACAAATCAGCGTTTGCCGAGTTGATCGAAAAAACCTCGTCGAAGTTCTGGAAGTGAAACCCGCTCACATGGACGTATCTGGTCACGCCCGCATTAGAAACATCGCCGGAATTGACGAAATTGTTCTCCATCGTTCCGCCGCCGACGATCAGCGTCTTGCCGGACGAATAGAAGAAAAGAATGCGGTTTCCCGTCGCATCGATCGGGGTGTCGATCAGATACTCGGCTTCCCCGGAGAAAACGACGCGCGGACCCGTTGCTGTGTAGGCGTTGCTGCCGGGGAGTTGCTTTTGAATGGCCAAGGCATAGGCAGCATTCTGCGCCTTCTGAACGGCTGCCGATGACGATTGCGCACCGGTCGGGTCCGCGCCAAAGGCATCGACATGGAAGCCGAGCGGCTCGGGAAGAACGTATAGCTTTACCCCGCCCGCAGTCTCTACGTGATGGTCCGTTGCATCGCTTGCCGCCACCTCATAGCGGAAGCCTTGGGCATTTAATGTCTGGCCTACCGTGACGACGATCTTGCCGGGCGCGGGGGCGTAGGAAAGCGTAGTGTCGGCGATCAGGTCGGCGACAAATCTGTAAGGGCCAATTCCCGCGTCAAGAACGTCAGGCAATAGCCCCGCAAGCTGCGATATTTCGCTAGTTACGTCTGCAACCGTGACGACATTGGCGATCTCTCCGGCCACGGTGCCGATATGGTCGTCGCCGGTCAGATCCGCCGCTACCGTGCCAATGGTGTCCGTGCCGGTCAGATTGCCCGCAACGGTCCCGGTGGTATTTGCGCCGGTCAGATCGACCGCGACGGTCTCGATGTACTTGTTGCCCGAGAGATCGTCAGACACAGCCACGATCTGGCTGATGTTGTCGGAGACGATCTGGAGATAATCGCTTTCCCCGAGCAGGGCCTGCACATCGCTCGAAAGCGTGTCCAGCGTGACGATCCCGTTCTTCAGCGCCCCGTCGGACCGCCGGATATCGGCCAGCGCGTCGATGGTCTCGCCGAGGGACGCTTCGACGTTCTCCAACTCGTTGTCGACCTGGCTCCCCGGAAGCGGAGATGACGGGTTGTTCGACTGGAAGTCCGTGAAGGAATAGTCGCGCTGGTACTTGCTGGGATCGGCCAATTTTCGCCCCTGTCAGCTTCGTCTCGTGCGGCAAGTTACAAACGATGCACGCGAAACGCAAGAAAAAGCCGTCACAGCGGGAGGAGGATGCTGCGACGGCCTTTCGAGAGACGACCAAGCCGCTCGTGCCCTGGGAGGACGTGACTTGTGTAACGCGAAGCGGGTTACACGTCAAGCGGGACGTAATTCGGGTTCCGCCAGAACCGGCACGGCGTCCGGTCGATCGGCCCGGTCCCGATATTTTCCGGCGAAAGCTCTGTCATGCGGATAACCCGGTCGTAGGCTGCCACCAGGTCGGACGTGGACAGTTCGCTGATGTTCACGATCGGGCCGACGCGGTTCTGCAACTGAAATTCAAGCGTTTCGCGTTCGATGGTGGTCATTTCGGTGGCCTTTCTTGGTCGTCGAGAGCGAGAAACGGGCGGGCGTCCCCGTCCTTCTCGACCCACGACGGGCCGTCTCGCTTGTCCGGTTTGTAACGCGCTGCGGTGTATCGGTCAAGACAAGGGCGGCGGGACGGACGCTGCGGCGAGGCGGGCGATCAGATCGTGTCGACACGCTTACTGACGAAATATCCCTTCTTACGGCTGTAGATTTCTGGAAGCCAACGCCGCTTCAAGCACTACCCGAACAGTCTCGGGGTCAAACTCCGGAGAACGAGAGCGAACCTCTGGGGTTGATCCAATCTCCGCACGAAGCGCATCAACCCCTGCCTCGATCATCTCGGGCGTGATATCGATTTTGCGGGTTTCTGGTGCCGGCCTGTCGGCCTCATCCTGTCGCATCTGGTTCTCGGTAGGGCGCAAGCGCTTCGCGGCGGTCTCGTACGGATCGGCCTTTGCGCATTCTGCCTCCCGGTGCGGGCTGCGTCAAGTGACGGACGTGACGGCGCGGCGACGGAAAGTCCGGTGCGTCGCCAGCACGAAATTTTTGTGTGGGCGTCCGACGGCGGCGATCCGCGACCGTTCGGACTGACCCCACGGGGCGGGGTCGGCCTCGTCGATCGACGATAGCGCCGCGCGCGTCGACGAGGCGCCCGACGAGGCCGCAAACCCGTAGCTAACTCCGTGTTCTAGGGAGTTGTCACGCCTTGCGGCGCAAGGCTTTGCGCGTTGCGTTTGGTAGCAGCTTGCAAGCTTTCAGCCGAAAACGTCGTCTTTTTCGGCCTCGATGACGGGCTGCGCCTGGTCGCTGATCGCGCGCAACATGGCCTCCCGTTGGCGCTCCAGCTTCGCCGCGTTGGCTCGCAGCTCGTCCAGGCTCATTTCGTGCAGTTCCTTGCCTGCCGCGGCTTCTTCAACGCCAACGCCTGACAGCTTGGCGAGATCCGAGGCGGCCGCGCGCCGCACGCCGGCGGGGATTTTGTCGTCGATCGCCAGCTCCGCCAGCGTATAGACGCCTATGGCGGCGCCATGGTCCTTCAGGAAACGTTGAACCGAGGCGAATGTGGCGTTGCGCACATGCTCGTTTTGCATCAGGCGCCAACCGGCGATCGCCGGTTCAGCGTAACCGGCCTTTGCGGCCGCATATTCTTTGTCGCCGCGCCGCGCCATGTGCTTGATGAACTCCCGTTCCTTGAACGTGAACCGGCCCTTCTTATCGGGCATCGCCGACGATCTCCAAACCCGATAGACCGGGCAGATAGTTACAAACGAAACGACTTAGCGTCAAATTAACTGGCTTTCGGTTAATTGCAACCTTTGTGATTTTTGTCGCTTGACACGCGCATAAACGTATGACACTTTGCACTTGTAAGACATTTGGAGATTGACCAATGGCTATCGCGATCCACCGCTCAGGAACTGGCTCCGATGCGTTCGAAGTCGTCAGCTACCACAACGGCCTGGCCTACTCGTTCAACTTCGGCGAAGCGGGCGCGCCTATGCGCAATCTGTTCTTTCAAGGCGACGACGCAATCGCATTGCGCGACGAGTTCGACGCGCTCGAAGACCGGGAACCGGAAACGCTGACGCGCGAACTATGGCTGCGCCTGCTCGACCCATACCTCTAATCGCGCCTGAACTGTCACTTTCGTCACTGGAGAAAACGACCATGAACGCCGAAACGCTACAAACCCGCGCCGCCCGCCTCGTGCAAAATGAGGTCCACCTTTGCCTATCGTCGATCGTGTCGACGCTGGCAGGCTACACGCCACGCATGGGCGCATATGACGACGCGCGCCACGACCGCGACAATCGCGATATGATGGATCTGACCGCCCAAGCACAGGAGCTTTGCTACCCGCTCGAAGATTGGGAGGAAGCCGCGCGCGAAGCTGGCTGGATCGTGTCGGATAGCGGTCAACAGTTCATCAACGAAAAAACCGTCGATGACGATGGCCTTTGCGATCACTTCGTAGCGGGGTTTTCAAAAGGCAACCCGTCTGCCGACGATTGGCGCGAGCTTTGCGAAGTCCGCGACATCGAACCCTATCAGCGCGAAGTCTTCGAACATTGGGCGGTCTCGCCCTGGCTGGCCGACAAGCTGCTCGAGCGCGGCGAGAAGGTCGACAAGGATTTCGCCGGCTTGAACGTCTGGGCACGCACCACGACCGGGCAGGCGATCTCGAGCGACCATGTGATCGAGGAAATCACGCGGGAGCTTCATGCGCCTGAACCGTCCGATCCGTTCGAAGCCTATGGCGTCAACGACACCATCGCGAAGCGTGGCGCGTGATGGCCCCGCGCCGCACCATCGAGGAAATCCAGCTCGAAGTTATGGCTTCGCTGGATCCGCCCGAAAAGCTGGCGCTTGGCGCGGCGTTCGCGGAGCTGGTGGCAGTTGCCGTCATCGTCATCAGCATCGCCGTGATAGCCGTCGCGGCTGCGCCGGGATTGTAACTTTTGAAACCTGGAGAAACGAACATGACCGCACAGATAACCGATATCGAAACGACCGAAAACCTCATCGCCTGGCTGGAGCAACAGCCGCTGGAAATGGACGACGACTTAAATGCCGTGCGTCGCGTGATAGCATCGGAGCAGCGATTGCGCGAAATCCTGGCCTTTGCCGTCGCCCGCATCGAACTTGCCAACACGGAAGGAAACCCGATCCTCTCGGCGTGGCTGCCGGACGCAAAAGCGGCGCTGCTGCCATGATGCTCCTGATCGTTTCCGTTGCGAGCGCCGCGGTCCTGGTCATCGCGGCGCTGGCCTGCCTTCGTGCGGTTGCGGAACACATCTCGGAAAGGATCTGACTTATGACAAGCACTGAAGCTTTCAAGCTGGCTCGCCGCAATCGCTACCGTTTCGAAATGATCTAGGGAGGCTACCTGCCATGAGACCCACCGAAACCTACACGCCGGCCGAACAATTCGAGGCCGGTATCGCCGCCGGCATCACGCCGGGAGACATGCTCCGCAACGTCGACGCCGCGATTGACCGCGTGGCGTCCGACATCGCCCGCGAATGCCGCCGCGCCCCGGACCCCGCATATGCGGCCAGGATCATCCGCGAGCGCGCGGAGACCGCGATCCACCTCCGCGCGCTTCGCGCGTTCATCGTGGCTAAGCTCCTGAGTTGCGACCATGCTTAGCCTGGTCGCACGTCTCGTTCGCTTCGCGCTCGTGCTGGCGCTGGTCGGCTGGTGCATCGCCACGCTGACTTGACGGAACGGCCGCCGATCGCGTCTCGCGTGGCGGCCGTTTCTTGTCTTACCTTTGGCCTTCCTGGTTTCATCCGCTCGACGCTTCGATTTAACGCGCCGCCCTCCCGCGTGGGGAGGCGAGCGGCGCGGCCGGCGGAGCAAAGCCGCCTCCCCCGTAGGGGGAAGTTTGCTCCGCTGTTCCGCCTTTTTACCTCCGCCAACGTTTTCAATGACTTACAGATCATATTCCGCTGTTCCGCCTTGTTCCGCCCTTGCTCCGCCTATTCAATGATTTCAAGGACTTACGAGGCATGTTCTGCTAGCTCCGCCCTTGCTCCGCCTTTTTCTTCGCCGGATCGGACATTTTGTCGAGCCGATTTTAGCGCCCTAATCGAACACATCGCCTTCGGTTTCGCCCTCTATCTCAGCGCCCGCAGCAGACGAAATGTCCGCCACGCGAAGCCCCTTCCGCTTCGATTTCCGCGACGAAACGTCCTCCACAACCGCTCCGGATCCGATCCAGACCGCCAGCACGTTTTCCGCCTGCCGAAGATCGAAGCCGAAGCCGCGCACCATTTTTCGCGCCGCCCAACGCTCGCCCGACTGGTGCGCACGGCCCCACGGCTCGCCCTCGTGCCAGTCCGCTTGCATGGCCTCCAGGACGGCGCGCGCCAGGTCCGGCGTCAACTCGACCTCGCCGGCCGTTGCGCCCTCCAGCACCCTTTCCGGCACCAGCGACGACCGATCCGACCCAAGCGTCACCACGTCGAAGCGGTAGGCGTCGCTCCAGCCGTCCGGCGCGTCCTTCTGCTTCTCGCAATGCAAACGGCCAACGCTGGCCCCTCTCTTGCGCTCCAGCTTGAACACATAGTCACCGGCGCCGCGCAGCACGGTCGAGCCGCGCATGTCGCCGCTCTTGCCGGCATGGTGGACGCCCAGCACCGCGCAGCCGAACGCATCGCGCACCACGTCGCACGCCTTGACGAACAGCGTCATTTCTTTTTGCAGGTTCTCGTCGGCTCCGGGCATGGCCCGCGATACGGTGTCGATGACGATCATCGAAACGGGGGAGCGCACGACCTGCCGCAACGTCGCCAGCAGCCGCTTTACGTCATCGCCTGACATGAAGTTGACCGATTGCTGGATCAGCCCAAACCGGCCGCTCGGGTCCGTAACGCCGCGTCGATGCAGCCATGCAGCAATGCGCGTCTTGAAGCCGGAAGCGCCTTCGCCGGCGATGTAGATCACGCAGCCGTCCGGCTTGTGCTGCACCGGGTCTCCGAACCAGTCCGGCCGATCGAACGCGACATGCAGCGCCCAATCCAGCGCAATGAAGGATTTCCCGGTGCCTGGGTCGCCATACAGGAACCCGACGCTTTTCTCGGGCACGTGACGGTCGATCAGGAACTCGGGGTCGGGCAGATTGAACAGCTGGTCGATCGTCAGGACTTCAAACAGGCCCGGCGCTTTTTCGCCCGCGGCGGTTTCTCCTGCCGCCTTGGCTTCCTCATACAGCCGCGCCGCCTCGATCGCCGCGTCATCCCTGAACATCTCGACCAGCTTCCGTGTCGCCAGTTCCGGCGCGTTGTCGCGCGCCAGGGCGATCAGCTTGTGCCCGGACAGTTCGGACGGTGGCGACGAGGCGTAATGCTTCCACCGCCGCTCCGCGTCGTCGGCGTTGCCCTTGTGCGATTTCTCGCTCCAGCGGATGAACGCCTCCAGCCCGTCCGCCGAGCCGTGCGAGGCGTCATAGAACGCCATGCCGGTGTTGTTCCATTCGTTCCAGCCGACGTCAGCGTTCGGGATCGCGTCGGCGGCCTGGTGCAGATCCTCGGCGGGCCATTCGCGTGGCGTCGAGAAACCCTTGCGCTCGGCCCGCGCCAACGCACCGCGGCCGTCGACTTCCAGCCCGCGCGCCAGCAGCGCGTCGTCCAGCGCCTCCACCGCCCATTGCAGCTTGATCTCCCGGTCAGGATCGCCGCCGACGATCTCGCACATGCGCGGCTCGCCTTTCGTGTGCCATGACCCAGGCCACCGCATAGGATGCGACAGGGCCACCGCCGAGCCGTCCGCGCCAACCAGCCGCGTCGCCATCTTGCGCGCCGTCTTCAGCGTGGCTTTCGCTTCGTCCGTTGTCGCCGGCTCGCCCAGCCGCCAATAGGCGTGCAGCTTAGGCTGGCCGTTCCACACGCCGCCGGACGCAACGACCAGCGTAGGTTCGCCCAGCACGTCGCGCAGCGCGTCCAGGCTCTCTTGCGGCCGCTCGTCCAGCTCGGCCGTGATCGCCGGCGCGCAGACGATGTTGGTTTCGCCGCCGAAGCGGGCGCCGTCCTTGTTGCGGCCTTCGCCAAAGATCGCAACGGGCGGGGCGAACACGGCGCGCTTCTTGCCGCGCAGCTGCGCGACTTCCGTCGCGATGCGGGCCGCGGTCGGAACCGTGTCGCGGTCGAACGGCGCCCACTGGTTGACGACCGCCACGCCCTCGCGTTCATGCTCGAAGGCGCGCAGCGCGACGTAACCCCGTACGTTGCCGCATCGCTTGAAGATGGCGTTGAAGAACTGGCGCATCTGCGCCTCGTCGGCCTGAAATGGCGCGCTGCCCATGTGTACGTTCATCAGGGCTGCTCACCGTGTTCGAAGCGGGCTTTTCGTGCGCGTATCGCTGCGGGGACGATCAGACAAATCATGGCTGCGTAGATGACATCCTTGCCGACATGGATGTCGCCTTTGTGCGGATAGTGGGGCATTCCGAGAAACCCCGGCACTTCGGGGTGCCCTCCACCGCACGGTGTCTCCACGTCGCAGTGCCAACAGAAAATGTACATCTCGCCGTTGCCCATATCGTGCATCTGCGGTTTGCCGTCGGAGCGTGGCGTTATGAGACCGCAGCGCGGGCAGAAGTCCGCGCTGCGCACTAGTTCGACCGGGTCTCCGTGAAGCAAGCTCGCGCGATCAGGCTCGTATTCGAATGAGGTCAGAAATCGGGCGAATTTTTCGTCTTCCGTAACGCCTCGCGGTTTGATCTCGTACCAGATGTCTTCGCCTTGCGGCGTCTTCACGCGGAAGTCGGGTAGATACCACACGCCGTCCAGGTCGAAGCCTTCCGGCTCGTACTCCCATTGAAGGCCCAGCGTCTCGAAGAAGACGGCCCATTTGGCTTCCAGCCTTGACCGGAAACGGTAGCCACGGAAGACGGTTTCGATTGCGCGGGGCTTCCCCGGCACGGGGTTCTGCTCTATAAATGTCATCGGGTTCGGCGCTCCACATCAGCGTGACCTACATGAAACGGCGGCGCCCCACAGCGTCGCCGTTTCGCACTATGCACCCGCGTCATGTGTCTGTCCATTGTCGCGTGACAAAAGTGACAGTCAGGGCAGACGAACCAGCCGGTAGCGGGCCTTGACGGCCTCCCGGTCGCCGCCCGGCGCGCTGCCGCCGGCATTCCTGCTGATCGTCCAGCCGCGTGCCGCCAGGTCGTGGCGCATCTGCGACAGCACCACCCGCACCGTGTCTGCCGGGCGCGTCGGCGGGCGGGCGGGCCATAGCGTCGCTGCCAATCTCTCGGTCGTGACGCACTCCGGGTACGCCTCGATCAGCACCCGTAGCGCGGGCACGCGCAACGCGCCGGACGTGGCGCCGAACAGGTCGCGGAACAGTTCCGCCCTGCTCATCCCTCGCTCTCCTTGCGCTCAGTCATGGCGGCGGTTCCTTGCGCCGAATGTCCAAGCTTCGCGAACGCCATCCCAAAATGGAGTGTTGCCGATCAGCGCGCCGCATGTGAGGAACCCCATGCCCCACATGACTATAGCAATGAGAATTACCGCAAACTCACTCATTCCCCGCCTCCTTCCTGGAGGGCGCGACGGCCGGCAGGGGTGATGCGGTAGCAATTGCCGCCGGTGAACGACATTCCAAGCCGCTCGACAAGATTGCGCTTTTCCAATGACGCGATCTTGCCAGCCGCCCAATACGGTACGTGCCCTAGATCACCGGAAATTTCCGGGCCGGTCGGTGGTTCGTCAAACTCTTTGCGCCGGGCCAGATAATTCAGCACCTGCCGCTGCGCTTCTGTCAGCTTCATTTCTTCTCTCCCATGGTGCGGATGGCGGTAGATATGCGCTCTGATACCTCCTGCGCATGGGAGTGCATTGCGTCCTTGCGCCAGCCGGGAGAGCCGACACCCTTGCTTTCTAACAGGCCGGCTATCGCTTCAACTTCCTCGCTGTCTGCGAATGCGGCGGCTAGCGTCGCCGCTTCCTCCAGCGCCAGTCGTCTTGTCTCTGCTTGCGAGGCGGCAAGGCGTTCGATGATGGTGGCGATCTGCTCGTCTCGATGCGCTGTGCCGGACCCGTAGTAGCCCATCGTGGCGCAGTCGTTCGGCATGATATTCATGCCGGTGTTGCGCGTCCTTGCCCGCTCGCGAAGTTCCTCCACAGTCTCCCTTGCGGCTCGCAGCACCCACACCACGTCCTGCGTCGGCTCTACCACCGGCACCGCCTCTACAGGCGCGAGGGCGGCGACAGCCTTGGCAATCAAGTCGGAGATGCGCTGATCGAAACCTGCATCCCACGCGGAGGGGTTCTCGACCACGTAGCGCAGCCGCTCCACCAGTTCATTCGTGTCAGATATGGTCGTCTCCATCAATCAAAAACGGTTTCTTCGGGCGCGTCGGGCGGCGTCATCATCTCGGGAAAGGCCAGGGCCAACGCTTCGGCCGCGGTCGGCGCGGTGAACGGAAAGACCTGGCCGTCGGCCGTGTACGTTTCGACGACCACCGGCCCGCCGGGGTCCATCGCGAAGATGGCAACGCCCAGGTGTGGGTATCGGGCGCGGATGTCGTCGATCATCGGCTTTCGAGGCTCCAGCGCGGCGCGTTGGGGTGTAGCCGGTCGAAGTGTTCCCGCAGACGCACCGCGACGGCCCGGCGGTCTTCATCCGACAGCGCGATGAAGCCTCGCACCACGTCATCGGCCAACGTGCGCACCGCGGCGCGTCGGGCGGCCAGCATCTGCTCGTATTCGGTCATTCGAACACGCTCCCGTCCTCTTCGGCAGCCGCTGGCGCGGGCGCCGGCAGCGTGCCGATCGCCTGGTTCAACATCTGCACGATCTTGCGGCTCTTCGTGATGCGCTCGCGCTTCGCGCGCACCTGGATTTCCTGGTGGAGACCAGCCGGCATCCGAACCGACACCATCGCGGTCGGCTCGCCGTATTGGGGCTGTGAGATTTTCTTGCGGGCCATCAGGCGAACTTCGCCTCGATCCGTTCGATCTGGTGGCGGACCTGCCGTGACGGGTTCGCGACGCTCTTCAGGTTCGCCAGCGTTGCGGCCCACACGTCTACGGGGTAGCGGCGTCTGCGGTCCGGCGGAACAGGCCGGTACTTCGGTGAATTTGGCGGGGTGCGCACGGCGCTTAAAGCGACCACGTCATTCCACATCGAGGCGAACGAATTGCTGATCAAGAAGTGTCTCATCGCCGTGTCCTTGGTTGGCGGGAAAAGGCGCCGATCCAGGCGCGGGGCCGGATCGGCGCGTGGATAATATCGAGAGGGATTTTGCGCGCCCCGCGCTGCGGTCTACATGGGGTTCCTCCGGGTGCTTGGTCTGATCGGAATGTAATACACTTTGTCACGCCATGTAAAGGACAAAAGTGACATTGCGTGAAATTTACTTGTGATACCGTTTCGAGACCCATGCGTCGGCGCTGATCGGCATCCCGCGCGCCCATTCCGGCAGGTCGCAGATCAGCTTCTCGAACGCCTGCGCCGTCAGCGACCCGACCGGCACTTCGACGCACAGCTCGTCATGCGTGTGCAGCACGACGGGCAGGCCCGCATTCTCGGCGTTGCGGATGCCCTGGACGAGGATGTCGCGCGCCGCACCCTGGGTCACGTTGTTCAGGTACTTGCCGCCATAGAGCGGCTGGCGGACCCACTTCTCCGTCTGCGGGTCGACGCCGAGCGCGGTGACGGATCTCGTCTTCTCGCGCTTCTTCGGCTCGACCGTCTTGTCGGCCCACGGCGCTTCGACCTCATCGATGCGCGGCCGCCCGTAGGCCAGGCACCGCCCGCTTGGCAGCCGGCACCACAGGAAGCCGTGGCGCACCAGGTATGAGACCTTGCCGCCGAGCGCCGACATGATCGAGCCGGGGTTGGCGACAGCCTCGTAGGCGGCGTTCTGGAGTTCTGTCCACGACGCCACGATGGCCGGGTGCCGGCCGCGCCAGCCGACCTTTATCAGTTCCGCCGCGATCCAGCCCTCGCGCCCCAGCGCTTCCGTGTTCGCGTCATGCGCTGCGACGCGATCCTCGAAACGCTTCTCCACGAAGTCGCGGTCGTCGCTGCTGGCGGCGTCCCACAGCGCGCCGTAGAGCGTGTGCAGCTTGATCCGGCTCTGCCGGGCGAACTTCTTGATGCCGCCTACGCCCGTCTGATACTGGCACGACAACTCGGCCACCTTGCCTGTCGGACGGTGCGCTTTCGTCACGTCTTCGACAGGGATGCCGTAGATGCCGGCAGCAGCCAGTTCGTAGATGCCGTGGCCTTCGCCGCGGAACAGCGCCCGGAACGCATCCAGCTTCCAATGCTCCCCGGTCAGCCACGCCGCCATGACGCCTTCGATCGACGTGTAGTCGGCGCAGACCAGTTCGTGTCCCGGCGCGGCCCATATGAAGGAACGCACGGCATCGGACAGCAGGTGCAGCGGGCGGCCGAGTTCCGGCCCGTACAGCAGGTCCAGCACGGCCGGATCGCCGGTGCGGATTGCATCGAACAGCACCGATACGTTCAGCGTGCCATCCTCCAGCGCGTTCTCGAAGACCTTGCGGTATTTCGGCATGTTGTGCGCCTGGACGCCGCGCGAGGAAAACCGGCCCGTCTGTCCGGCGCCGTGATGCAGATAGACGCCGCGGGCGCGGCCGTCGTCGCAGACGCGCGACAGCATCGCCCCGATCTTCTCGACCGACGGCTTGGCCCCTTCCTGGCGCAACTCCAGCGCCCGGCGCACGCGGTCGGGCAGGTCGTCGACCTCGTGCAGGTATTCGTCGACATCGTCCTTGCCCATGGAGGGCATGACGACGCCCTGAGCCTCGATCCACTCCTTCAGGTTCTTCACCTGCGTCACGGCGGTCACATAGCCGCCGGTCACTTCGGTCAATTCGCTGTTGATGCGCTTCTTCGCCAGTTCGCTGATGCGCAGCGCGGCGCGGGCCGACCGGACGTCGATCCTTAAACCCCTGTCGTTCACGCGCTCGTTGATCGCGTAGACTTCCTGCTCTTCCTCCGACAGCGGAACGAGGCGACGGTCGGCTTCCGCTTCGGTGCGTACATCGTCGTCGCAATAGCTGGCGTAGGCTTCCAGGCTTTCGGGGTCGTCGACCAGCTTGTGCCAGATCGGCGTGCCGTCCGCTTCGAACCCTACCGGGATCGAGTGGATCTTCATCAGTTCCCTGCCACGCTTGTCCTTCTGCACCGGCAGGTTCAGCGCGGCGCCGAGACGGTCGAGCGATCGCGGCAGCGACATGGCCGCCGCGGCGACGGCCGTGCAGCGAAAGGCCGACATGGCGGGCTTGGGCCAGTCATGTTTCGGCACCATGACGTGCCACCAGATCAGCCGCTCGAACGCCGCGTTGAAGGCCCCGATCTCGCCGCCGGCTTCGACGTGGGCGACGATGGCGGGCGGACACGGCTCGCCGTTGCGCCAGCGCTGGATCGGCCCGTCGTCGAACTGGAACGACGCGATGCGCGCGTCGGTGTCGGGATGCTGGGCGTAGACATATGGCCCCTGCTTCGTCAGATCGACCGGGCTGATCGTCTCGAAATCAAGTCGGAGCAGGGTCATTTCCGACCCTTCCGCTTCTTCCATTTCCAATGGACGTGTTCGGTGCGCTCCAGATGCGTGCCGTTGACGTGGTGGCGGTCATGGCGGTGCATCTGGGCGGGGCCGGGCTTTTCGGGCGTGACCGTGACCAGCTTCGGCCCGTCGAACACCAGCCACAGCCCGCCGACTTCCGCGTGCATCACGCCGGCCCGGGCGAACGGCTCCGCGATCTCGGCCAGCAACCCGCGGAAATGGTCCATGTCGATGTCGTGCGCCCGCTCCAGCCACCGGACCAGCGCATGGTCCGTGACGATTGCCCTTGTCATCCGAATACCCCCTGATCGCGTGACGAAAGTGACACTTCGGTCAGTCGAAAACCGTCGACGGTCCTTGTGTCGAGATACGCTTCGATGAAGGTTTGCGCGGCTTGCGCGACGATCGCATTGCCGTAGGCGCGCAGTCGTCCCACTCGGGCGGCAGCCCCATGAGCCAGCGGGAATGTGCCGGGTTCAACTGGCCGCCACATTCCATCCCGGCAGAAGAGCCAGTCAGCATCTCGCCAGTGACCGTTAGTCGGGCCGGTTGCGGGCTGTCCCGAAGAAGTTGCGCGAAGTCGTGCAGATCGTTCGAGCGTTTCGGGTTCAGCGCCCGTGCTGCCTGGCCGCCACCTGACCCGTCCGAACTCTGCGGTGTCGGCCAGCCTGCCAGATTGGCCTGCCTCGGCAACTGGTCGAACCGATCCTTGCCCGTGTCCGATCTCGGCACGATGTCCGCCCCGCTGTCCTTCCAGTCGCGCGTCGTCGTCGTCGTCACCCACCCGGCCAGTTGGCAGTCGATCCCTAGTTCCGACGACGCGTTCGGTCTCGCCAAGAAGCGGTCTGCCGCTTCCGCGGAACGCCTCGCCATCTGATCGTCTCTCGCCTTCGGGGTCGGCCAGCCGCTCATCGCCGCATCCGCCGGCAGCGCCCCGCCCGCTTGGTTCGGCCCGCCGTTCGAGCCGTCCGTCGCCCTCGGCGTGCTCCAACCTTTCTCCGACCCACCAGAGCCGCTGTCTGATATGCGGCGCGCCGACGCCCGCAGCGCAGAGATCGACCGCCCGGCTGGCGTAGCCCGTTCCTTCCAGGTCAGCTTGTACAAGGTCGAGCCAACCAAGGCCGTCTTTGCTTGCAACCTGCTCACCAAGGACGACAGCGGGTCGGCACTGTTCGATGAGCCAGTGGAAGGCAGGCCATAGGTGCCGCTCGTCAGCAAACCCTGCTCCTTTGCCTGCTGCGCTGAAAGGCTGGCATGGGCAAGATCCGGTCCAGATGGGTCGGTCGTCGGGCCATCCGGCTCGCCGAAGAGCGAGCGACCAGACGCCGATCCCGGCGAAGAAATGACATTGCGTGTATCCGCGAATATCGCCCGGGCTGACATCCTCGATGCTCCTTTCGTCGACGTCGCCCGGCGCGATGTGGCCCGCGGCGATCAGATTGCGCAGCCACTGCGCGGCGTAGGGGTCGAACTCGTTGTAGTAAGCACGCGGAAGGTTCGTCATCCGGCCCCTCCTGTCGTGGCGTTCAAAGCGTCGACGATCTTCTGCGCGTCGTCACGATCGCGGCAGAACGCGATGGCCCGAGCGTCGATGTGACCGCGCAACCGGTCGAAGACGAGATAGCCTTCGGCGGTCAGCGTGACGTATTCTGTCTCGCTCTCGTGTTCCAGATATTCGCCGTCACGATCGACGACATCGGTCCTGTGCTTGACTTCGGCCTCGCCGCAATCGAGGTTTCCCGGCTCGTAAGAATAGCGTTTCATTCGAACACGCTCCCAATGGTTGGCTGCTGGCGCACCGGCCCGGACGCGCCGGGACGCAGCCCCAGCACTTTCTCGAGCGCGGTCAGGGCGTCGGGCGCCATTTCGCAGCGGAAGGATTTCCCGTCGTCGGACAGATTGGCCTGGTAGCCTTCCGACGCCGGGAAAACGGACAGGCGGAAGCCGCGATTGCGCGCGGCGTCCGTGATGGCTTCTTCGAGGGTCACGCGAACACCCCCGCAGTCTGCTTGGCGGGCAAACCCTTCTTCAGCGCGGCGGCCACGCATTTGACCTGGAACTTCGCGTCGTCGAGCGCGTCGTGATGGACGCCGACGCGGTTCATGGTGCGCACGTCAAGGTCGAACAGGTGGATCACCGTTCGCATGTCGCGGACGTTCCAGAACTTCCACGGCGCGGCGATGCCCAGCTTCCGGCACACGGCCTCCCACAGGGTGACGTCGAACGTCGCGCCGTTGCCCCACACGAACTCGCAGCCGCTGCGCATGAACCAGGAATTGAACTCCGTCACGACGGCCGTGACGGGCTTCGGCTCCTTGGTTACGCGGTCTTGCGCCTCCTTCGACTGCTTCGTCCACCACTCGACCGTTTGCGGGTCTTCCAGCAGGCCAAGTTCCCGGCAACTGGCCGCCGAGATGTTGCGGTGGAAGGTGGTGCCGATCGAGCCGTCCAGTTCGAACTGGACGGCGCCCACCGATATGACTGAAGCGCCGGGGAACGTGCCGAGCGTTTCGAGATCGAGCATAGCGTGCTTCACGACAGCCCCTCCTTTTCGATGAACCAGTCCGCGACGATCAGGTCGGTGTCGCCCACGTCGAGCGCGTCGCCTTCGAGGCAGACGCTGCGCGGGATCCAGACCTCGCGATCACCAAGATCCACCAGGACGGCGGCATCCGTCGCCCTGGTGATCTCGGCTTCGATCGTCGATTGGCCGAAGCCGCGGCGCTTCATCCGAACACGCCGACCATGCCGAGAGCGTCGGCATAAAGAGACAGGATCGCTGCCTCTTCCTGCCGCTCGGCCTGGTCCTTCTTGCGCAACCGGACGATCGTGCGCACGGCCTTGGTGTCGAAGCCGGCCCCCTTCAACTCCGCGTAGATTTCGCGGATATCGTCAGCGATCGTCTTCTTCTCTTCCTCCAGCCGTTCGATGCGCTCGATGAAAGCGCGCAGCTGCCCGGCCGCCACGGTCTGCGCGGTCTCGGCAACGGCGTCGTCGGTCTCGCCGCTGTTGTGGCCGATGCCCTTGCTCGCCCCGGTCATCACAGCAACTCCCGCTCGATGCGATCCAGCGCGGCGCTTGCGCTGGCCAGCCCCTCGCGGGTCGCGGACAGACGCTCGCGCATCTGGCCGAACTCGCCGACGACCGGAGCGTTAACTTCCGATCCGGTGTCGCCAGCCGACGGCACGGGACCGCACAGACGGTCAGCCATGTCCATGATGCGGGCGACGAGGTTGCTGGCCTGACCACAGGTCTCGTGGACGTCCTGCGGCAGCGTCTGGCGGGTGAGTTGCGCAGACTTGCCGCCGATTACCGCGCCGCTGACGGGCCGGTTCTTCAGGCCGATGCTGCGACCCACCACGTCGTCCAGATCGCGCTTCATGGCGGCAAAGCTCGCCGTTTCGTTTTCGTAGGTCATTGTCGTCTCCTGTTGGTTGGGCGTCACGCGCGGACCATTCCGCGCGTGACAAAAGTGACAGTCAGGTCAGCCGAAAAGGCCGCCGGCGCCCGCTCCGCTCTTCGTCTCTTCGGGCGCGTCGCCGGTGTCTTCGATCTTCTCGTAGAACTCGTTCGGGTCGACGCCGCCAGCACTGCCCAGCCGCTCGCCGTCGCGCAGCTTCTGGAAGTAGTTGATGCCGAACGACACGCCGTCGCCGTTCTGCGCATTGTGCCACGCGAATGCGTTCAGCACCGCGAAGCCGTAGCAGCCCGAGTAGACTTCGTCCTGCGTCGCCTGCACGTTTGGATCCTTGTAGCGGATCGGGATCGCGTTGTTCGACGTAGGCCGGATGAAGAACACGTCCGGCCCCATGCCAGGATGCAGTTCGCCGGTCGCCTTGGCCCGCGCTTCTTTTCCATCCCCTGCGAGGAAGGGCGACTTGATAAGGCCCTGTTTGGCCCGCTCGATACCCTTCTCGCCCCATTCGGCGACGATGACCTTGGCGACTTCCGCCTCCAGGGCGGCACGATGCTCCTTCGCAAAGATCAGCGTGCAGCCCCACTTCTCGACGCCCTGGTCGTTCTTGCGGGGCCTGAACAGGTCTTGCCCGAACGACAGCCGACAGTCCGGTGCGCGAAAATTCTCGCCACGGGCCATTTTCTTGTTCGATGCCATTTCCGTATCTCCGTTTCAGTCTTGCGGTTCAAAGTAAGTTTCGGCCTTCGGCTTCGCCGGCGGTCGGGTAGTGCGGGCCTGGCTGACCAAATTGGTCCCTGTGATCGGCCTCTCCCACAGGTCTTCGACCAGAGACTTCCGCTTCGCACCCAGCACCTTCTCAAGCTGGGCAACGGAACGGAGCTTCCGCTCGTAGATTTCGTCTTCCGACAAGCCGATCTCCGGTGACAAAAGTGACACCGCAGTCGCAGCTTCGTCGGCCTTCCATTTCCGGTTCCCGATCTTCTCGGCCAGCTGGTAGCCGGGGATCGTGACGCCGTTTTCGGCCTGCGTGTGGGCGTAGGCGCGAACCGCCTTCACCCATGCTTCGAGCATGTCCAGCATGTCGAGCGTTTCGGCCAGCTTTTCCGGCGACATCTCGTTCGGCAGATTGCCGATCTTGGCCTCGCCGGTTTCCGGCTCGAACCAGACGGCCGCCACCGCCAGCGCTTTCTTCCGAAGGGCGGGGCATGTCGCTTCCGCCGGGCAGAAGGTGCATTTGCCCGGACGCAGCCACTCGTCGGCCCATTCGTCCATCAGGACGCTGTTGGTTTTCGCCTTCTCGTAGGCGTCCATGGCGGCTTTCGACCGGCCCATGGCCTTCAGCAGATCGGCGGTCCAGGCGATCAGGTCGGCGACATGGAACGTCTCCGAGCGGATGCGCCCGTCCTTGTGCGCGGCGCGCGGCTGAACGATCGTGACCGTGACGGTGTCGACGTCCAAATCCTGATGCGCCAGCAGAGCGCCCAAGGCGTAGGTCCGAAGCTGCGGATTTTCCTTCGCATCGACGACGCCGCGGCCGTTCTTGAAGTCGATGATTTCCAGGTTCTTGTGAACGGCGCTGAAGAGGATAAAATCTCCAGTGCCGCCCGCCTCGAATGGAGGGTTCAGCGCTTCGAGCGAGAACCGTTCTTCCAACCAGTGCTGGTGCTCGCCGGTCTCTACGCCGCCGAGAGCCTTCATCCGGTCACGGCAGTAGTCGATGTACTCCTGCGCCGAGTTGACCAAATCCTCGTCGACGGTGATGTCGTGGTCTTTCGTCTTTTCGACCGTGCCGAGATAATCGACCGCATCGCCGCCGTTGCGAAGGCACCGTTCGGCGATCTGGTGCCCAGCGGTTCCGGTGTCGGCGAAGATCGACGACTTCTGCGGCGGGGCGAGAAGCGAAAGCGTCAGCGCGCCGGGACAGTAGACGTTACGGGCGGTCGCCGACGCACTCCACACCGCATGACTTCGTTGTCCGTGGTCGGTCATTCCGTCCTCCCAAACTCTCCGTGAAGACACCGCGACGCCGCCACGTAAGCCTGATGCGCCGCCTCGGGCGAACGGAATTGGCCTAGGTAGTGGTTGCGGCCTTCGCGCTTGATCTGCGCCTGCCACATCTGACACTTTTTGTGCCAAACGACGCCCTTGTAGCCGGACGTGTTATTCGCCGGCTTGGCGCGATTGAAGTGGTTCTGTGAATGCGTCGCCGCCCGCAAGTTCCGCCATTTATTGTTCGACGGGTCGCGGTCTCGATGATCGACGTCATTAACGGGCCACTCACCAGTGACGTACAGCCAAGCAAGCCGATGTTCGAGGTAGATGCGCCCGTCGATACCGATCAGCCGATAGCCGTCCTCGCGGGAGAAGCCCGCCCGGTCGCCAGCAGCCGCGCGGCTACTGGCGCGAACGCGCCAAGTGAACACGCCGGTTGCGCGGTCGTAGTGCAACAACTCGCGCAACCGGGCCGCCGTGAGGGTCACTTCGCCCTCCCGTACGGATCGGTCGCGATGGCCTGCTCGATCGCGGCGACGGCCCGTGCGTAACCGTCTTCCGGCACTTGGCTCAGCTTCGTCACTTCCGGCCCGAACAGGTCAGCGAACAGCACCGGCATGTCGGCCAGCGTGTGCGTCATCTTGGCCTGTTCGCGCGTGCCGTCGTACTTGTCGCCGTAGCGCATCATCGCCTCGACCAAGTCGGCCTTGGTCTTCGGGGCCAGCTTCTCTTCGGCCTTCGCCCGCTGCTCGGCGTTGACGTCTTCGGTGACGTCGCCCTGCATCCGCGCGATGGCCGCCTCGATACCGGCGTCGTCAAGTTCGTGGATCGGAGCGCCGATCAGCCCGCCTTCCTGGCACAGCTTCACGGCTGCCGGCATCCCGTGCTTCTTCTGGTAGTCGCCCAGCAGACGCCGCAGCACATCGATCGGCGCCAACCCTGTCTTGGCCGTCTCGGCCGCTTCGTCGGCGGCGTCCTGCTCGTCCTCGGGGCCGATGCGCTCTTCGCCGGTCGAGATGGCCGGGGTGTCGGCGATCTGCTTGTCGGCGTTGTCCAGCCCTTCCAGATCACGCTTCGACGCGGCGCGACCGTACTGCGCGATCACGCCGTTCAGCTTGTCGAGCGGAATGCCCTTTTCAGCCGCCAGCTTCTCGAACTCGTCGTCCTCGGCCTTCTCCGCGCTGTTGCGGCGCTTGTTGCCGTCGGACGGCGAGCCGACCGGGCGCTTGTCCAGCGCCGGGGTCCGCTTCGGCTCGCCGTCCGGTTCCGCCGTTGCCGCCGGTTCGGCCTGCACGACCGTCTCGGTCGCGTCGGCACCGCGCATGGCCGTGCCGAGACCGTCGTAGCGGTCGGCGGCCGCTTCGGCCTTCTTCAGCTCGTCGCGCGTGGCGGTGCCCGGCCGATAGAAGCCAAGACCGGCCAGCGCGCGTTCGATCTGCGCGCCCATGTCGCCGCGGTCGGGGTGGGCTTCGATTTCAATTCTGATGGTCATTTCTTCTTCCTTCTCGAAGGGGTTTCGGCCTTCACCGGAACCGGGTTGATGGCCCAATCGCGGATGTTCGCGAGCGGGATGCCGAACGACTGGTCCTTGTTCCAAAGGGACAGGACGCCGTTCACATTGGCCTCGCGGGCGAGATACCCGCCGATGCTTGGGCCGGCGCTGATGCGGTAGACCCGCACTTCGCCGTCGTTGAACGTGACGGTGATATCCGCCGCGTCCTTGTAGTACTCGGTCGTCATTTCAGTACCTCGCGTATCGCGGACCATTTCCGCATGAGAACAGTCTGGAGGGCGTCGTCGATCGAGCCGTCCAGAGTTGCCACGCGCACAAGCGGACGTTGCTTCTGCCCGTAGTTCGTGACGCGGAAAGCCATCTGAGCCATGTCCTTCGGCACGAATGAGCTTTCCACGAAAATGAGATTGGAGGCCGACGACAGGTCGATCGCCTCACCGGCGGCCTGGATCTGCGCCAGGAACACCCGGCATTTCGGATCGCGCAGAAACCGCTGTTCGTTGGCGCTGCGGGCCTTGGCGGGCGTTGAGCCGTCGATGCCGGTCACGCCGTATTTCTCCAGCCCGGCCAGCAGCGCCGCGCCGACATCGGTGTGCCAGTACGCCAGCACGACCTTGTCGAGCGCGCCGTCCAGTTCTTCCTTGACCGCATCGACGACCAGCCCGGCCTTGATCTCGCCGGTGAGGCGGCGCAGCGGCCCCATGTGCATTTCTAGCGCCTTGCGGTCGCCGGACTTCGCGGCGGCCAGAATGAGCGCGCCCTTCTTCTGGTCGCGGATTTCCGCCGGCAGCGCCGTCGGGGCGATCAGCGGCATCGTCTCGTATTCCGGCGCCAGGATGCCGACGTCCTGCTGCGTGCGTTGCAGGAAGGTGCCGTCGATGCGGGCGTTCAGTTCGTCGAGATTGATGCCTTCGACGAAGACGTCGATATATTTCGCGTAGTAGCCGTGGCCGACCTTCATCGGGCGCGTCTTGCAGTAGCGCTTCATAAAGGCCGGGAACGTCGTCACGTCGGTCGGCCCGAACGCCGTCGTCAACCGCTCGCGGAACAGGGCGCGCAGCATCGGGTAGGCGTCAGCCGGGCTGTTCGGCAGCGGTGTGCCGGTCAGCGGCCACATCGTGCCCGTGACGTTGGTCAGCGCGATCGTCTTGTTCAGCACTGCGCCGTCGTCGACCAGAGAGCCGTACAGGGCCTGCGTGCGCTTCGCCTCGAAGTTCTTCGCCGCGTGGGCCTCGTCCGGGATGATTATGTCCCAACGGCGCTTCAGCAGCTCGGCGCGCATCTTGGGCTGCGTCAGCGCGCTCCAGCCGACGATGGCGACGGGGATTTTCGGGTCCAGCTTCTTGCCGCCCGTCAGCACCTGGACCGGGCGCTCATACGCCGACCATGCCGGGAAGCCGGCCTTCCATACGCCACGCCCGGACGCCGTGGTGACGACCAGAATGGTCTCGGCCATGCGGTAGTCGGCGGCGATGATGGACGTGCCTGTCTTTCCCACTCTGGGAAGATCCGCCAGCAGCGCGTAGTCGCGCTCGGCAAGAAAACGGGCGCCCGACAGTTGCGTCGGCTTGGGGGTCATCGCGGTCATGCGAACACCCCGACAGGTGACAAAAGTGACACTTCGTGCAAGCCAAGGCGCTCGCGAGCGAGATCAGCATAGGCCGGGTTTAGCTCCAGCAATATCGCGTGTCGGCCATGTTGCGCGGCGGCCAGCCCGGTCGTGCCGGCACCGCCGAAAGGGTCAAGCACCGTGCCGCCGACCGGACAGCCCGCCAACACGCACGGCTCGACTACGCGCTGCGAGAATGTCGCGCCGTGACCGCTGATGCCGACCGGAGGGATGTGCCAAACAGAGCCTCGGGCGAAGTCCGGCAAATCGAAGCGATCGAAGTGATACCGTTTCGATTTGCTCAAAAGGAATATCTGCTCATGCCGTACGGGTAGCCGATCAACTGACGGTTCCGGTTTGCCGAAATTCTTGGACCAGATGATCTCTTGGCGCAGATACCAACCATCGCTGCGCAACGCGAAAGCGACCAACCACGGGATACCGAAAGCGTCCTTTTCCTTTAGCCCGCCGACAGTCACAGTGTGGCGGGTCAGGCCCGCCTTGGTCGCTTCGGCCCATGTCATCTCTGAGAAGCCGTTCAGCGACGGTTGATGGCTTGTGGATCGAATACGGCGCCGGTTGTTCGCCGTGTCGCCCAGGTTCAGCCACAGCGTCCCGTCATCACGCAGCACACGGCGGGCTTCGCGGAACACCGCGACCAACTTGGCCACATATTCGTCAGGCGTCTGTTCCAGCCCGATCTGACCGTCGACGCCATAGTCGCGAAGGCCGAAGTACGGCGGCGACGTGACGATGCAATGCACCGACTGGTCGGGCATTTCGCGGAGAAGATCGCGGCAGTCGCCAACGTGAATGTCGATTGCCGAAGCGGGTTTGGTCGTCAAGGTGGCTCTCCAGCCCAGGTCGTTCATCCGGTTCTGTCGCGTGCCAACGTGACAGAAGTTACAAACAGGTCAAGTCAAATCGGCGCGTTGTCCGCCGTCGCGTCGAACCCGCACGCCGCATAGCCGGCGACGTCGGTCCAACTGTCGGGATGGTTGGGCTGGTTCTCCAGCCGGGCGATCTTCATCAGCACCATCATCATCGCGACGTCGGCCGAGTTCAGTGCGGGCGCGCTGCCGAAGCGGTTCAGCAGGTGCATCTTCCAGAGCCGGGCGATGCGCGCGAAATTGTCCTCGACGCCGCCATACGGCACGCCGCGATCCGCGACGGTCTTGATCGCTGCTTCCAGAAGCTCGCGCTTGCGGTTGCCCGGCTGGCCGCGGAGCGCTTTCGCTATCTCGGCCGCCGCTTCGGCTCTGCTGTACAGCGTCATTCGAACACGCTCCCGATCTGGCGCACCCGAGCCACAAAGGCCGGGGCTTCGTGGTAGATTTTGCGCACGCGGCCGTCGACGATCTGCGCGTCGTCGACCCACACGATCATGTTCAGCGCATCGACCGTCTTGGCGAAATTGTCCCAATCGGGCTTCTTCGTCGGGCGGATCGTGCCCGCCAGCGCGGCGTCGCGCCAGCGCTTGGGCTTCGACAGCGGCACCGGCATCCGGATTTCGATCTCGACCTCCAGCGGCCCGTCCAGCGGCGCCCGTCCGGCCATCGCCAGCTGCGCCGCGATCGCCAGGCGGTCCTCGAAGCGCACCGTCTTTTCCGGCGTGAAGGCCCGGCCCGTCGCCTTGACGAAGCGCGGCCTTCCCTTGCCGACCGGAACGCCGGCCAGTTCGATCTCGATCACGACCGCGCCCTCCGCGCGTTCTGCCGGATGCCGTAGGTTGAGATCGCATCGGTGCAGCGGGCCTTCAGCGCATCGCTGTCGGTGTATTCGCGCAGCACGTCGAGTTCTTCCAACTCGTCACTGATACCGTCGCCCCGCGCGCACGCAGCCTTGATGTCGCCCATCAGGCGCCAGAACATGCGCGCTTCATTCTCCATCGCCGTTGCCTTCGTCCTCGCCCGCATCGCTATTCCTCCCTCGCCACCAGATACTTCACCACGCTCACCGGCGCTCCCGTCTCGATTTCTTTGATCGCGATCAGGACCGGCAACCACGTTCCAGGCACGCTTTCGCGCGACCACCACTTCTCCACGGCGGCCAGCGTAACGGGGAAGCCGTATTGGCCCATGACCGTCTGTGTGTGCTGCGCGGTGTGGAAATTCTCTACTAGGAATTTTTTCCCGTCAAACATGATTTGCCCGCTCGACCTGTCCGTTTTGTCACGTTTGTCTGTTAACTAACGCTACAAAATGTCCTTTGTCAACCCTCCACCCGGACATTTTGTATTGACTGTAACGCTATCCGGGGCTACAAACGTATTACAAAGCCGCACGGGGCGGCGGGTAATAAAAAGGGTGAACGAAATGGCGAAGAACGTACTGACCAGCAACGAGCCGAGCCGGGCGGCCAGTCCGCCGGAAGTCGACAAGAAAGCTTTCGGGCGGCGTCTGCACCAGCTGATGCTCGAAAAGAACATGAGGCAATCGGACCTGGCCCGGGCCGCCGGCATGGACCGTATGCGCATATCCAGCTACGTGAACGGGCACTCGTTGCCGACGCCGCTGTTCCTGAAGAAGCTGGCGGAAGCGCTGAACATCGATCCGAACGAACTCCTGCCCGGCGCGATGCCGACGGCAGCCCCGCTCTACAGCACCGCGGTCTCGCCGGACGGCCGGAAGATGCGCCTGGTCGCCGACGTGTGGGTTCCGACGCCGGTCGGCGCGCAGATCGTGCAGCTCCTGTCCGAAAATGCGACTGCTAACAGAGACTGAGACCGCCGAGAAGCTGCGCTGCTCGCCCTCGAAGGTGAAGCGGCTGCGGCGCGAAGGAAAGCTGGCCTTCCTGCCTGGGCGGCCCGTCCTGATCCGTGAAGACGACCTGAAAGCCTATGTGGAGAACCATCTATGTCCGGCTCTGCCCCTTACCTCAAGCGCGCGGCTAGCGGCGTCTACTACGTCCACTGGACGGAAAACCGCGTCGGAAAGCGCGTCAGCACGCGCGCGAAAGATATGGCTGAAGCGAAAGCATTTCTCGGAACGTGGCTCCTGATGGACCACGAAGCCCCGGTCATGGCCGGGGCGAACCTGGCCTTGGCCGACGTGTGGGCCGTTTACCGGAAGAAGCACGTCGAGAAGAAGGTCGCTAACACCTACAACGCCGACCTGGCGTGGAAGCAGATGGAAGGGTTTTTCGGCGCGAAGCCGGTGTCATTTCTGTGCCAATCGTCAGCGGACGAATATGTCGAAAAGCGCACGTCCGGCCGGCTGGGGCGGAAAGTGAAGCCGCAGACCGTGACGAAGGAGCTGTCTTATCTGGTGGCGGCGGTGCGGTTCGCGGCCTCGCCGAAGGGCGGCAAACTGATCGACCCGTCCTTCGTGCAGAAGATCGAATTGCCCGAACAGGGCGACCCGCGCGATCGCTGGTTGAACAAGGCCGAGATCCAGAAGCTGCTGGACGCCGCTGCGCGGCTTCGCAGAGGCCCGCGGCTGTCGCGTGGCGAACGCTTCATCTGGCTGGCGCTGGAGACGGCCGGGCGTGCGCAGGCCCTGCTGGAACTGACGTGGGACCGCGTCGACTTCGAGACGAACGTGATCCATCTCGACGTGCCTGGCCGGAAGCGGACGAAGAAGGGGAGGGCCACCGTGCCGATCTCGAAGGCGCTGCGCCCGATCCTGGAGCGCGCGTATCGGGAGCGCGTCAACAACTTCGTGCTGGAGCATCAGGGCAGCGTCTGGTCGTCGGTCCAATACATCGTCATGGAGGCCGGCCTGGCGCCGAAGCAGAAGGTGAAGACCAGTCAGAAGCCGAAGGCGACGGGGATCAGCCCTCACGTCCTAAGACATACTGCCGCAACGCACATGGCCCGCCGCGGTGTGCCAATATTTTTGATCGCGAAGGTCTTGGGGAACAGCGTTCGGATGGTAGAGAAAGTGTACGCAAAATTCGCGCCTGATGACCTGCGCAATGCGGTAGAATTGATCTCAAACGGCCAACTGGAGGCCGCGGAATGATGGTAGCAAACGTGGTAGCCGCTACCAAAATGAGAGCGTTTCGGCGGATTACAAACGTGACAATGAACAGATGTGAGCCGCTGGAGCCGTTTCGCCGCAAGGCGTCCCGGCTAAGTTACTGAAATGACAGAAGTGACAAAAACCGCAAAACTCCCTTGGTAAGGGAGAGGTCGAGAGTTCAATCCTCTCTCGCAGCACCAGATCAAACCCTTGCATTTCAAGGCTTCAAGACGTATCCGATACATACGTTACACTTTGAAAATTTGGGGCTTGGTAGCATGCTTGCTAGTCAGAAGATTCGACGCATCCGCGAGAAGCGGCGCATGGAGGCCGAGATCAGAGCCAGTCGCCGTCAGGTATTCGTTGTCGAAAGATTTCGCGCGGAGCGTGACCGGCGCTTCCCGAAAGGGCCTTACAAACTCTCTGACGCTACGCGCGAGTTCATGCTCGAAATGCAGATGTACAGTTGCGCTATCTGCGAAAGGCCGTTCAAAGGCAAGGTCCGGGCCTGCACGGATCACTGCCACAGTTCCGGTAAGGTGCGGGCGTTTCTGTGCAGCAACTGCAACACCGGCCTCGGTATGTACAAGGACCGTCCCGAGTTGCTACGCCGCGCAGCGGACTACCTGGAGACGCATCGCGCGTTTCACGAGAACGACCGAAGTTGACCGAAGCGCCCCTGTAGGCGATGCTGCCGGGAAACGGAGACGCGCAGCATGGAAAGAACGCCTTTGGACCGCTTCCTCGCTTTCGCCGAGATCATCACCGACGCCATCACGGTCTTCGCGGTCATCGCCGGGCTGGTGATGGCCTTCCAGTGGCTGGCGTCCTAGACCGGGTACTGCGCGAATAGCGCGGCCAGCCTCGCCTGGCGGGCCTGCTCTTCTTCCTCCTGCGCGCGACGACGCTGCGCGTAGTGGTCGATGATGCTGGCGAACGACGCGGGAGCCTGCGGGGCGACGAGATCGCCGAACACCGAAGCAGCCGCAGACGGGGCCACCGGGGCCGACGCCACGGGACGGTCAGCCACAGGGACGCCGGGGCCGAGCGCCGACGCGGGCGAACCGGCAGGCTGCGGAGCGGTCGCTGCGACCACCACGCGCGGCGTTGGAGCGCCTTCGTAAGCCGCGCGCAGCCAATCCGGCGCGTTCGCTCCGCGCCCGCCAGCGCCCCATACGCCGGGCGAACCGAAGCCGACGTGCATCGAACCGGGCTGCATGTAGCCGGGGCCGGCGCCGAAGCCGGTCACGCCGGCCGCGCGGGCGCGCTGCACGATGTCGGCGAAGAGCGGCCGATGCTCCGGGTTCGCCCAATCCAGCCGTTCGCTGCCGCGGCGGAAGAACACATCCGCGGCGTTGCCGTGGTCGTGTCGGGTCGAACCGACGCGGCGGCCGCCGCTGCCCTTCGCCGGCTGCCCGCCGGAAAAGACTTCCATCGACAGGCCAAGCTCGGGCAGGAAGCTGAACGCCTCGATCAGCCGCGAGTTAAGCGGCAGACTGCGCGTCGCGCCCTGGTTCGCGTAGCGGATCCAATCAGTGGCCACCGATCGCCTCCATCAGTTCGTCGGGGTCTTCCGTGCGCGATTGCGGCCGGATCGCCCGCATCAGCGGATTGTCGTCTTCGTCGTCCTCGTCGGCGCGCAGATACTCCGTGCCGGCGATCAGCCGGTTCAGCTTCGCGTTCCAGCCCTGCGGCTCGACTTCGCGAACGGGCGTCTCCATGATGTGCATGAACAGTTCCGGGTCGAACCACATGCGCTCGATCAGCTTGCCCGTCTTGCTCTCCAGCGTCATTTCCTTCAGGCCGGGAACCATGTTCGCCGCCACGCGGATACGCTTCATAATCATGCCGGTCGCGATGGCGTTGCCGGTGTAGGCCAGCAAGCCCGCTTCCAGCGCGTTCGTGAGCTGCTGGTTCGTGGCGGTCGGCGAGCCGACGGTCGAGCGCCGCGACAGGTTGCCCAGCGGCTCCAGTATCTCGTGGGCGCGCTTGGCGGCGGCCATCTCGTCGGGTGTGAAGATTTGCGCCAGGTCGCCTTCGTGCTGCTTCCAGACGCGCTGGAGCTTCGCCACCGAGACAGGGCCGTCGTCGGAACGCGAGAGCGCGGTGTTCGTGTTCGTCACCTTGTCGACCAGCACGTCCGCGACGGCGGCCTTCCAGCCGCGCTGCGCGTCCGGGTTGTTCTTCAGCGCCTCGCTGACTTCGCGCAGCATTCCTTCGGTGCCGTATTCGGTGCCGCTAAGAACGCGCTTCGCCACGTTACGCGGGTCGGTCTCGGCGAGCTTGGCGACGGCCTCGCTGTCGCGGAAGACGTCGAGCGGGCGCGACCCCTGGCGGTACTCGTCGAGGTACTGGCCGAACTCCGGGGCGACGGCGTTGATCTGCGCGTCGAGCGCGTCGCGGACCTGCGTCAGTTCCTTCTTCGCCCACTGGCCGGTCGGCGTGTCGCTGCGGCCCTCGATGATGTCATTGATCGCCTTGCGCGTCTCGTACAGCCCCGACACGGACGTATCGAGGTCTTCGGAGCCGGCGCGGTTCAGCATCCGGCGGGCCTCACGAAGTGAGTTGACGACTGCCGGACGCTTGGCTTCCGCCAGCATCCCGTCAATCAGATCGGCCACCGGCTGCGGATCCACGGTCACGCCGGACTGTTCGGCCTGGCGCAGCAGCGGCAGGGCCGCCGCATCGCGATCGGCCGCCAGCTGCGTCGGCCGTTGCTGGATCTCCTGACGAACGAGGCTCTGGTCGGCTCCTGGATCGCGTAGACCGGAAATGCGCTGCTGCGCGCTGTCCAGCAGAAGCTGGTCCGCTTCCTCGAACTGGACCGGGTTGCGAACGCGGCTACCGCGCTCCAGCGCGACCAGGCCGATGTCGTCGCTGGCTAGGCCCGCCGTCGGCATGGCGCTGCCGTCGCGGCGGGCCGCGTCGAAACGCTCGCTCGCGCGCTGCCGCGCGGCTTCCGGGTCAGTGGCCTGTTCCTCCATGAAGTTGCGGGTGTGCTGGATTTCGCGCTTCGTCGGCGGGGCTTCGCCACCCGGACCGTAAGGCAGATCGGCCGAGCGATAGCCGTCGACACGTTGCGCCGTGCGCCGAACCATGCCGGGCGCGTCGACCATAGCCGCGCCTCCGATGCCACCCCCAATGGCTGCCAGAAACTCGGCCATCGGACTGTCAGGGAAGTTCTCTCGCGCGAAGTTGATGCCCGCGCCGGTGCCGGCACCGGCCACCGTGTCGGTGATGACGGGCTTCGCGCCGCGGCCCACATACGGCCGCAGGAAGGCGTCGCCGGGGCGCATGTTGTGGCCCTGCATCGTGCCGGTCGGGAAACGCTTCGCCGCGGCGCTCGACAAGCCCGCGCCAAGCGCTGCGCTTTCCATGGCGAACTGCGCGACGTCGCCGATCAGCCGCTCGTGCGGGGCCATGTCCTCGCGCTCGATCGGCGGCAGGCCGATGGCCTCCATGATGTTGCCGGCGCTCTCCGTCAGATGCTCGTAGCCCATCGGCATCTGGCCGACGCGCGGCAGTGATACCGGCTCGTCGCGGAACAGGTTTATGCCGCCTTCGGTCAGGCCCAGCCCGACGTCGACGAGGCCGCCGGCCAGATCGAACGGAGCGCCGGCAATCGACGCACCGGCCCGCCCCAGCGTCTGCGCGGCCAACTGCGTCGAGCGGCCCAGCTTCTGCGCCAGCGACGGTTCTTCGGCGGGCGCTGTTTCGGCAGCAGGCGCGGCGCCGCCCTCCAGGATCGCCGCCACTTCCTCGTCGGTGGCATCGTCGGGAACGATGATGCGACGGCCCTCGAACTCGATGATGCGGCTCATTGCGTCACGCGGCGCAGCCGCCCGTCAGGCCCGCGCTCCCATCGCTCTTCCGCGGCCGGTGCCGCCGGTGCCGCCGGTGCCGCCGGTGCGGCTTCGGGCGCCGGGACGCCCGGTCCCGCGCGCAGATTGCCGCCCAGCGCGTTCTGATCGACCGTTCGCATCGCATTGAGAATGCGCTCCATCTGGTCGAGCTTCGCCTTGAACCGCTCGGGCGTCGCCGTCCACTCGCGCGGGTCGCCGACGACGCCCTTGAACATCTGCACGTCCCTGTCGGACACGTCGCGGCCGGACTGGCCGGCAAGCGCGGCGGCGGCCTGGTAGACCAGCAGATCGGACGTCGTCTGCAACGCGGCCAGGTTCGGGTCGAACACGCCGGGCAGCAGCCGCGGGTCGATGCCGTTGCGCACCAGATCGACCTGCGCGCTTTGCAGCGCTTCTTCCGCACTTCTGAAGCCGAGCGCGCTGGAAACGCCGTTCGCCATCGCAGCGACGTCCTGCAACGTGCCCTTCACGAAGCCGGGGATGCCGAAGTTCGTCGGGTCGTCGGCCAGTTCCCTTGTCAGGCCGAGAAGGTTCTGGAACTTCTGCGCCGCGATCTCGCCCTGCTCCACACGACCGCGCGTAGCCGTCGTGAGGCCGGTCTGTTCGGGCGTGCCCTGTGTCGAGACGGGCATCGTGCCCTGCGGCAGGGTTTCGCCCGTAGCGGCGTCGGTGAGGCCGTCTAGCGTTGTGCCGCGTCGGCCGTCGGGTGTCATGTAGCCGCGCGGCGTGCCGCCGGTCTGAACCGGCCGTTCCCCGATCGCATCCAGCCGCGTCGCGATGCGCGGGCCTTCCGGAGTGACGATGCTCTCGACCGGCGTGTTGCCGAAGGCGATGGCTTCCTGCAAGTCCGGATCGAGACCCTGGATGATGCCGCCCCTGACTTCGGTCTCGGACAAGGGCTTAGGAGCGCCGGCGATCGCGTCCAGCCCCGGCAGACCAAGAACCTCCATAATGTCGGCCGGAACTTCCGGGCGCACCTGACCTGGGTTTAGCGGGCCGAACAGCGAACCGATGGCCGAACGCTGATTGTCGAGCGCATTGTTTCGGATCGAGACGTCCGCGTTGATGTCCTGCCCGCGTCGGGCCGTGGCGTCCGTGATACCCAGCCGCTCCAGGGCCGCCGCTTCCTGCATCCGGCGCTCTTCCAGCGCGCGGACGTTGTCCGCGGCGTTGTTCGCCCGCGACGTCGCGGCCTGCGTGTCGTAGCCATAGCGCTGCGTCGCGTTGCCCTGGTCGACCGCGTAGTAGCTCTGGTTCGGCGCGTAGAGGTTCGCGCCGACGCCCATGCGATCGAAACGCTCCCGGTCGAAGTTCGGATCGGTCGCGTAGTCGAAGACCATGCCGCGCCGGTTCATGTCGGCAATGCGCGCGTCGGCCTGCGCGCGAGCGGCGAGGTCACTGCCGCTCATCTGAACCGGCTGGAACAACTTCAGCAGATTGTCGTGCGCGGTTTTGAAGTAGGGGTTGTTGAAAACTGGCATCGCACGGCCTCAATAAAGCCCGCCGCCCGCGTACTTAAGCGTCGGCGGCGGCGGGAAGTAATTCGGCCCCGGCTTCGTCTTGCTGAGACCGGAGTTAAGGGCCAGCGAGCCGCCCATTCCGAGAAGATCGCCGAACAGCCGCGCGCCGGCGCCGGCCTCGTTCGCCGCTTCCAGTTCCAGCGGCACGATGCCGGACGATCCGCGCTTGAAGGCGTTGATCTGGCCGATGTTGCTGGCGTCGCGCGCCTGCTGCCGGCCGATGCCGCCCAGCAGGTCGCCGAAAGCGCGCAACTGGCCGAGCGCCCGTCCCTGCTGGTCGGTGAACGCCTTCGCCAGATTGCTCTGCTTGGCTTCCTCGCGCACGGTGATGTCGGAACCGGAGGTCGGCAGCATCTGCTGCACGGCCTGTTCGTTGGCGTCCGCAGCGGCGGCCTCGTTCTCCGTGAAGTAGTCGGCCAGCTTCGAGCCGCGCTCTTCCTGCTGGCCCTCGAAGTCATGGTAGCGCTCGCGCGAGACCTGATTGAGCGCTTCGTTCTCCTGATCGAGATTGCGCTGGCGGATGCGCTCCGCGCCCAGCGCGTCTTCGCGCGCCTGCCTGCGCTGGTTCTCGCCGATCATGTTGGCGACGGTCGAACCGGCCGTCAAAACCAGGCCGGCTATGGTCGTTGGATCGCACATCGCTCTACCTCACCGTCACGCGACCGGAGCCGCCGAACAGCCCCGTATCGTAGCGCGGCCGGTACATGCCGCCCGATGCCGCGGCAGCGCGTTCCTGCGCGGCCTGGATGCCGAGCGCCCCGGTGAAATCCGCGAACAACTGCCCGAGCGGGCTGTAAGCCTGCGGCTGCGTCAGCACCGTCGCGCGGGACAAGGCCGAATTGACGGCGCCCTGCGTGTCGCCGGTGGCGTTCAACATCCCGACCAGGTCGGCCCGCGCGTTCTCGACGCCCGTGCGCGCCTGGCTCTCGTGGGCCAGCGCCTGGTCGCGGATCTGCTGTTCGTTCAGGTCGAACAGGCGTTGAAGCTCGCCCGTCTTTTGCGCTCGCACCGAGCCGCCCAGCTGGCCGGTACGGTCGAGCGCGAAGGTCAGATCCCTTGCGGCATCGTCGCGCTGCTGCTGAAGCTGCGGCAGAGCATAGTTCGTGTAGCTGTCGCGCTGCTTGCGGAAGAAATCGTCGTTGAACCGGCTGAATATGCTGTCGATCTGGTTCGTGCCCTGTCGAATACGACCCTGGCGCGCGGCCTCTTCCTCGCGGGCGCGGGCCGCTTCGTTGTTACCGCCGCCGCCGAATAGAAAGCTCATCAGCCGCTCCTGAATTTCGCCATGCTGACACCGACGGGGCTGTAGCCGAACTTCGCGTAGAGCGAGGCTGTGCGTCGGGTGTGGATGGAGTTGGCGTTACCCCCGATCGACATGACGGCGCCGATATTTTCCGACCATCTGTCGAACTCGGAAAGGAGTTCTGAGGCTGCCCGAGTTCCCCGTTTTTCCGGCGTTACAAAAATTACATCGGTATGCGTCAAAAGTCCAGACATGGTTAGAAAGCCCTGTATCGAGCAAACCAGCACGCCGACGACGCCGCTCCGGTCCTCCGCGACGAACACTGTCGGGTTTGCGGTAGCCAGATACCTGTCGAAGCTTTCGTCGAAGGCCGCCGCCTCGAAGCGAACCGGCACGGCCGGCGGAAGCTCGTCGACGTAGCGCTGCGCCAGCCGCGCCACGTCGGCCCGATCTTCAGGCGTTGCCAGTCGTACCTGCATCTCTGGTCCAGGAAAATTGATAGAAGGTCTCGCCGTTCTTTCCGTAACCCAGCATCGGCCCGGTCTCGCGCTCCAGCCCGAGCAACCGGATCCAGCGATGCGCCGCGGTGTGGCCGTCGATCGAGATGCACTCGATCCGGTGGATGCCTTCTTCGCGGTATTGCGGGAACAGGGTGCCGCGGATGAAGCGGGTAAGCGGGATGGCGATTTCGTTCAGCGCTTCGGTGGCGAAGAACATCAGCGTCACGACGTTCGGACGGCCTTCGACCATGGCGCCGATCGCGACCGGCTCGTCGCCGCTGTACGCGCAGATGCCGCCCGGATGCTCGCCGTAAATCTTCGTCATCAGTTCGGCCAGTTGCCGGCGGTCGCGCGCATACGACACGGCGCTGAACTCGCGAAAATCGCTCTCGCGCATCCGCTCGGCCACATACCGGACGTTCTCCGGCGTCGCCGCTTCAAGCCGCATCCTGCCCGCTGTCATCGTCATCGAAGTGAACCACCATGGAGCCGAGCCGGTGCGGGCCGGTGCCCCGCGACTTGAATGTGAACGAGAAGTGCGTCGCGGAACCGGCTATCGGCACGCGCTGCTGCATGAACGTGCTGTCTTGGAGGATGCCTACGCGGTCCTCCGCGTCGGGGTTGTTCACGTCCAGGGACACATAGACGTCCCATTCGCCTTCGGCCGCGATGTCGATGCTGGTCAGGCGCTTCCACTGCGTCGGCCTGTCAGCATCGAGGAAAGGTGTGCGGACGATACACTCCACGTCGTCGTAGGTGCGCTCCGCGCCCGTTCCGCCATAGCAGTAGATGTCGTCGCCGAACCGGAGATAGACCCTGCGGTTGAAAACGACCGCGGCGTCTATGTCGTCCGGCAGATTGTAGATCGACCATGCGCTGACCGTTCGCTCCGCTCGGAAGTAGGAAAGGACGTAGACG